ATGTTTATTCTTCACCGCTGCGACAACCCGGCCTGCGTAAACCCTACGCATCTGGCAGAGGGTACGCAATCGGACAACGTGAAAGACATGATTGAGAAAAACAGGTTCCGCCACGGCCGCGCAGCGCGGGAATCCTATCCCCATACGAAACTCAATTGGGACATCGTGAGGGAGATACGGCGCAGACTGGAGTTGGGCCACCGTAATTGCGATATTTCCGCAGACCTCGGCGTGCCTAAGCAGAAGATTAGCGGCATCAAGGTCGGGAAGAATTGGGCGGAGTCTAATTCGATGATCGCCGCTCGGAAAGGCTGTGCGGAATGAGCAAGCACACTCCCGGCCCTTGGCTTAATGCCCGTCGCTCTGCTGGCGCTCATATTCATGCTGACAAGGGCGAAGTCGCGTGGCTTAGGTCGCACTTGGGCATTTCTGATGACGAGATCGACGCCAATGCCCGCCTGATCGCCGCCGCTCCTGAATTGCTGGAGGCCCTCATCAGCATCACGGATCAATTAGAGAGAGTTGGCGACAGTCGAAAAGACGCACCGTTCATTGAAGAAGCTCGCGCGGCTATCGCAAAGGCGAAAGGAGCGGATGCATGAGCGACAAAGCAGATGCTGATATCGATTTCAAAAAGATCGCAGAGAACGCCGACGCCCGTATCATGTCCGCTCTGCGCGTAGCCAGAGCGGTCAATGCATCAGCGGCAAGGATGACCCTCGATGAGGCCTATCAATTCGTCCGAGCCTATAACCAGCAGATGCACGACACAGACCCGCGCCGAGACCAGTGGGAAAATGACTACAAAGAAGCGGCTAAGTTGTTTGAAGGCCTCGACCCGCCATCAACCGAAACCCAATCGGTGGCCTATCCCATTCGCGTGATCAACGGCTCTATCGTTGACCGATATGGCACCCCTGTAGCTACCGACTCCAATCCTCATACGGGCCATCAATCCTTTGATGGAGGTAAGAAGTGAAAATCACCGCACTTCAGAAGTGCCTAGAAAACATGATGAACCGCTTCGGGGACATCGAGGTTAAAATCCTCGACGACGAGTCGGGAGAGATGGAGCCAGTCGCGGCTGTATTCCATTTCAGCACCGGCGGGGTTGCCGACGATCACGTGGAGCTATGCACCGCCGACCAATGCGGAGACTTCCCAGAGGGTCAGACCATTGTGGTGCGGGGCTAGGATGAGATTTGATTTCGAGAATGCCAAGCAAGATAATCGCGATCCCGTCGGCGGATGGTGCAAGGGCGGCTATACCTGCATCTGCATCCAATGCCAGTCTTCATACTTCGGGGACAAGCGCTCATGGGAATGTGCTGACTGCGCCTATGAGCTGACGAAGGGCATCCATGATAAAAGGCGGCTAGAGGACCAAGCCTTCCAAAATACCATGAGCAAAAAGGACCACGCCCTTCTGTTGCGAAGCGCACGGTCTCTTCTTCCCAGAGGCAGGCGCAAAACAATGCCGAATTGGGTGCTGGCGATGCAGCTTTTTATGGTCGGCAGCACCTACGGCAACAGGATTTGCATAGAGGCTGGCGTTGACCCAGATGGTGTCGAGTAATGGCTTTTCCTGTCTGGACTGTCCGCAGTCAGGCCTTCAACGATTTCTGGGAGCAATACGGCATCAAGAACTTTGAGCGCGATTGCGACGAAGGGACAGCCCGAGCAATTTTCATGGCCGGGATGCTGGCTGCCACCCACTTCGAAGACAAGATCAAGGCTCAGATGCGAGCCGAAATTCGCAAAACTCTCACCGCCAGCGAGAGCGTCCTTTACGGGAGAGACGAATGAGGTCAGACGGTCGAAACACCTTCATCATGTTTGCGGAGATGATTGAAGCTAGGAAGGATACGGACGCTGAAGCAGCGAGGCATGTGGAAGAGGTCTGGGATATCCAGAAGGAAAGGCTGAAGGCAAAGTGAAGCGCTGGGATTGGGAGGTGGGCGGCATCATCGTTGCCATAGGGCTGGCAGCTCTTGCCGCATGTCCGGCTCAGGCCATCGAGATGTGCTCTGGAGGAGATAGGGCGGCCCGAAAGGTCACATGCCTTATAGATGCAGACAGCCTGTGGCAGGACGGCGTCAAGATGCGCCTGCTGGACATAGACGCCCCAGAAACCCACGGAGCCGCCTGCCCTGCTGAGAAGGCCATAGGCGACCGCGCTACACGCCGCCTGCAGCACCTGATGGCGGATGGATACCGGATAGCGGACAGCGGGAGGAAGGATCGGACTTCAGACCGCCGCGCCCTCGTAAGGATTATCCTGCCCGATGGAAGAGATGCCGGGCAGGTATTGGTTGAGGAGAATTTGGCGCAGGTCTGGCCCAATCGTGGGAATCGCTGGTGTGACCGCTAGTCAAGCGACCCTAGTGGCCTGAACCCTTTTCTCCGAGCCTCTGCCTCATCTTTGAAGCACCTGAACGGCGGGCGGAGCATTCCGCGATACGGACTGTCGGGCATGTGATAGACCTTGTTCGTCGACCCCCAGACCTTCCTGTTGTCCGCGCAACCCGGCAGATCGCTATCGGCCGGCGGCATGGTGTCCGCGTTGGCGAGGCCATAAGCCAGACTGAAGCCCATCATGAAGCTGCCGAAGGCGATGCCAAGCGCCAAGGTGTAGAAGCTTTTCGGAGGAACAGCGCCCTCGTTGATGTCCGGCGCGAAGAAGAGCAACAGCAGCGCCCATCCCAGATACCAGACAATCGCCCGAATCAAAATATCGCTGTCGAAGATCCAGAGCGACGGCCATGTCGCGCTGCCCACGACCACGACGCGGTGAAGGAAGACGATCAGGATCAGCGAGAACGTGCCGACGATCAGAAAGCTGGCGCCGCCCCTACCAGTCCTGAAGGCAAAGAAGGCGTCCTTATACCATCGCCAGATCGCAGCAAGACCTGCCCCGAGCACCAGGGCGTACCCGGTGTATTTGAACGGCTCGTCCGGCAGCAGGAAGAATAGAGCGGCGAAGAGCGCGCCGTGCGCAAGGGCAGACCATGCCGCAATGCTCGATTTGAACCTTTTCATCTGCGGCCTTCCCTCATGCTAATAACGGCTGCTTCGGCAATGTCCTGAACCCGACTGCGCCGGCGGCCGAATGTGACCACCGCCTGCGCCAGCTCGGCCTGCAATTCTTTCTTCTCCGCTTCCCTGTGAGGGTCCAGCGAAACGGGCGGCTCTTTTGCCGGGAACAGCCAGGAAAGTGTCTTCATTCCGACCTCCGGTTAATCTGAGCCATTGCCAAAGGCAGGATCACGTCCATCGTATCGGTGAATTTCTGCGCCAAGGGGGTGACGATCTTCAACGTCTCGATGTGCTCGTCTTGCGCCTTCTTAAGCTGTGCATCGAACTCCTTTCGGTCATCCGAGCGCCCCTTCCTCTCCCACAGGTAAAATCCCATGAGGATTAGTGCGAACCCGGCGAACGGCCCGTTCTGCAGCAGCCAAGACGAGATATCGCCGGGAATGCTTTCCATCGATTTTCAGACAGTCCTTTCAGGCATAGAAAAAGCCGCCCTGAAGAGAGCGGCTAGTTAGGAGTGAACGCTTTGATTCACATCGGTAAAATGCTATAAAACGCGAACGCGCCGAAGGGCGGCAACCCGACGACGCGTTCTAACCAAAGCCAACGTTTAGGAGAACGTCAGAATGGCTATTTCTCGTCTATGCTCGATTCCAGATTGCAACAAGACCCACGAAGCTCATGGGTATTGCAAAATGCACCTGCGCCGATCGGAACGAGGCCTTCCACTCAATAACGACCCCATCAAGAAGCGGGCCACCATGGCTGAAACATCGGCGTTCATCAACGATGTCGTAATGTCCAGCGATGAACGAGAACTCTGCATTATCTGGCCCTTTGGCCGAACAAACGGCGGATACGGCCCTTCTCGCCTAGTTTGCGAACAGGCCCATGGAGAGCCACCGTCGATCGGTCATCAAGCCGCTCACTCTTGCGGGCGAGGCCACGAAGGCTGCGTTAACAGATTTCACCTGTCTTGGAAGACGCCCTCAGCAAACTCTCAAGAGCGCATCGAGCACGGCACGATTGTCCGGGGCAAAGCAATGTTCTCCGCCTTGCTGGACGAGGATAAGGTCAAAGTAATCCGAGAAATGAAAGGGAAATTGTCCATTTCCCGACTCTCTCGGATGTTTGGCGTTGGACAAACCACCATCCGAAACGCTCAAAACGGTGACAAGTGGGGTTGGCTGGATTAGCCAGCCTCAGATGTAGGGCGCGGGGGTGTTCAGGCCGCAGCGGGCTCTATCACACGCAAATCTTCTTGCAGCGGAAGCTCCCTCACCAGCCTAGCCGGGACGCCCGCATATAAACCGTTTGGCGCAAGATCTTTCGTCACGACCGAGCCAGCCGCTACTACGCAGCCTTCGCCGATCGTCACCCCCGGGAGGATGACGACCTTTGCCGCGATCCAGCTACCACGCTTGATCGTTACAGGCAGGGCGATTGTGGGTTTGGTCAGATCGCGGCGAAGAACGGACGGCTCGATATCATGCGTTCCGGTCAGGATAGTCACGCCGGATCCCAATCTGACGTTATCTTCCAAGGTGATTTGCGCCGCACCATCAAGGTGGCAAAGTACGTTTACACCCACTCGTTCACCGATTGATATTTTGCTGCTGCCGACAACCGTCCCTGCTGCAATATACGAAGATTTCGGAAGTCTTACCCCAATCAATTGAAGCATACGACGCCGAAGGAAGCTCGTAGGAAGAAGCGGAGACATCGCAACATGCATGATCGCCGCCCACTTAAACATACCAATATGCCCGTTCATATAATCCTGCTCACCGTTGCACGTATCACTATGAGCATCGATCGATTAGCGGACGAGGCGCGTCAATAGAAAACCGCCGATTAAGCTTAATTTTCACGACGATTTAGCCCTCGCGACCCGGGCCCTCATAGGTCACGGACGGATGAGCGATCATGATCTCGTGCTGAGCTTCGGTCAGGAATGCCTCAACCAGCCAGCTTTCGGTGCCAGCACCGTCGAGGATCGCCCACCCGCCATTGCCTTCGATCATGAAGATTTTCCAGCCAGGAACGTCTGGATCGTCCATGTCGAGAAACGGGACTATTCTATAATTGCGCCACATTATGCCATTGCTCCGCATGAGAATAACGAGATGAGAGGAGTGAGAGCGGCACGAACCGCATGACCGCATCGGGTCTGCGTTCCAAGAGAACCGCCGAGAGAGATTGCTGAAACGCCGATGAAGGTCACGCCATTCCGGAAGCACGTTACGTTGTCGCCGTCGAACTCCATCCGGATTATATCACCGTCAACGACTTCCTGCGGGGATGAACCGATCATCGTGAAGGTGCCCGCGACCGTCTTGTAAAGCTGCCACTGGCTTCCGTTTCGCCGAATGCCGACGTAGTTTTGACCGTCTTGGACGCGCCCCGCGATGCCGAACGTGGTCGAATTGGCGGTAGATCTCCACGTACATTGGACGTAATGTTTTGTGGAGAGCAGATCTGGTCCTACGTAGGCGCTGTCAGGGGCAGACCCCGCCACATGTCGTATGGCACTCGTTCCCGTCGTTTGCGATGCTCGATTGCCGTCAACTTTCGTCCAGCCGGACCGCGACGAAAGGTCCGTTCCATCGCTGCCAGAAGCAAAGCTATCCGAAAAGGTGACCAGAGCCGCCCCTGTGGGCGTGACGGACTTCGTGTCGCTATCCGCCCCGTTGCCAGCGGCATTGACCGCGCGAACCTTGATGTTCGCAGCCACATCGTTCGTCAGGCCCGTAATGTTGAAATTGCCTGTCGAGGAAATCCCCGAGTTCGTCCACGACCCCGCGCCGACCTGATACTGGATCGCCGTGATAGCGGACCCGCCATTGCTCGGCAGCGTGGAAATGGTCACAGTTGCCGTCCCACCGGACGCAGCATCAGCAACGGACCATTGACCCGACGTGAAGGCAGACGGTGCCACGGCAGTGACAGGACCGACCGCAGCGCTCGTCGCAGACGCGGAGCCGCTGGCATTGGTCGCTGTGACCGTACAGGTGATATTCGATCCCACGTCGCCGGAAACAAGCGTGTAGGTGCTGGACGTAGCTCCGGAGATATTCGCGCCCGCGCGCTTCCATTGGTAGGCGTAGGACGGAGAGGGATAGCCGGTCCATGTGCCGTTGGAAACTGAGAGGGTTTGACCGAATTGGGGGGAGCCGGAGATGGATGGGGCAACAGTGTTTACGGGCGCTGCTGGCTCAGGAGGCACCCCCGCGCCCTTGGTTGACAGCACGGGCAAGCTCGTCAGTGATAGTCCCAGATCGAGCTTCATTTCGTGCCCTCGCAATATTCGGCCCGCGCGGCATTGTTCGCCCGGGCCTGCGTCTGCGTCTCGCCGGTGTCGCGGCTCGAATAGGTGACCGGCGCCCATACTCCACAGACGCCGGTCGTCACGGTCGTGTCGGCCTTCTTCGCCGTGTCAGTCCCGCCGGTAAGGGTCGCCTGGATCGATTGGCACCCGGCCAGCAAGCACGTCATCGCGAGCAGCAGCGGCAGCACGCAACCGCTTGCCCTGAAGGATTTCCAGTTCATTCGTCAGAGCCTTTTCGATATCGAGCCGTTCAGCCCGCCGGGCGACATAGCCGGCGAGCTGCAGGACGTACTTCAGGAGAACGAGCCAGTTCATGCGGGGGGCTGCTGCGCGACGACAGCCGGAACCGTGGCAAGACCTATTTTTGCGACGAGTTTTTCGGCAAGATCCTGTGGCGCCAGGCCGAAATTCTTCACGGCGTCAGGTGCGGCGGTGACCACATAGTTGATACCGTCGCGGATGATCGGACTGCGCACGTCGATCGTCTTATCGGCGATGCTGCCGCCGAGCTTGCTTAGGATAAGCCCCGCGCCGTTCGTGAGGGCCATCTGCAGCGCCTCGCGGTGCTTGGCCTCGATATCGATGCCGGTCTTTTGACGGATCAGATTGGCGATGTATGTGATGACGGCAGCGACGAGGATGGAAACCGCGCTGACGATCATATCCACCCACGGAGCGAAGATGCTGCCGAGGCGAATGGTAGTGTTCGCCTCCTGGGCGAAGGCCGGCACCGCGGCAAGAGTGAGAATAGCCGCAATCGCGGCGAGCGTAAGCATTGCGAGCATGCGCATGGGGGTTCCTTTCAGGCTTCGTTTACGGAGATTTTGCCGTCAAAGCTGCTGTATCCAAGCGACTTCTCCGGCATCGGATACGTCTTTGGAAACCGAAGACCCTTCACGCGGGACTTCGGCATCTTAACGATGGAGATGCTGTTGGATTGGTTTCCGCCGAGGGCGTGATAATTCTGACTGTCATGGCCGACGACGAAGAACACGTGGCCGCCGCCGTCTCGTTCTGCCGCGCCGATCGCGCCCATGACGGGCTGATCCTTCGGCACCGAAACGCCGAACTTGAGCCAGTTCAGCGCCCAATACGGGTTCGTGATCATCGGCTCGTTCGGAAGTGTCACCGCGATGCAGGTTTCCACGAAATCGCCGCACCAAGGCAGCTTTGCCGGATCGCCGAGCGCATGGCCGTCGCTCTTTAGGAACTCCTTGAGCGCCTTGTTATCTCGGACCTCGTGAAGCCCCATTTTCGTGTGAGCCAGCGTGATCCACGGCGGAATGACACGGATCTGCGGTTCCAGCTTCAAAGCCGCGAGCGTCTTGGGTCCGATCGTGCCAGGGTACTGGATATCGAGCTTCTGGTCAGCCTGGAATTTGGCGACTGCCGCGGTCGTCATGCGGCCGGCAATGCCATCAGCGCCAGCGGGTCCGAGATCGTAGCCGAGCGCGATCAGGCGCCGCTGCACGCCTTGCAACGTCGTATCCATGTGGATGTTTCCTTTGAAGGTTAGTTGCCGGTGACAAGCACTCGGACGAGTGTTCCGACAGGAGCTGCGGTCGGTGCTGCCAGGATATTGAGGCCCAGCAGAGAGAGAACCGGAGTTGCCGACTTGTTGACCGTGAGCGTCAGGGTCTTGCGATCGGCGGAGACGGACCAGCCGTATGCATACATCGTGCTAGGGTCGCTGACCGTTGCTTGTACGTCTGTGACAGCATTCGGGAATAGAGCCGATCCCGCCGCCGTTCCATCGGTCGTGAGGTAGAAAACGATGCTACCAGCCGTGGTTATGGCTTTGCTGTCGACGAGCTGCCGCGGCTTGTTTAGAGAGGCGCCAGACGTACCGAACAAGATCATTCGGGCATCGAGTGCCGTCTGTGCCGCAGTCGATATCGGCTTTCCGGCATCGCTGGTATTGTCGACGTTCCCTAAGCCGAGATCGGACTTCGATAAGACGACTGCGCCGGTCTTCGCGTTCACAGACTGAACCGGAACTGCCGGAATGTCGGTGGTGTTCGCCTTCTTATCCAAAGCCGTCTGTGTGGCCGTGCTGACAGGCTTTGAAGCATCGGAGGTATTATCCACGCTCCCCAGCCCTACATCAGCCCTGCTGATGACCACCGCCCCCGTCTTGCCGTTGACGGACTGGACTGGGACGCTGGGTATCTGGTTCTTATCGGCTTTCAGGTCCAGCGCCGATTGCGTCGCACTGCTGATGGGCTTGTTCGCATCAGCAGTGTTGTTGATGTTGTTGAGGCCTACGTCGGCCTTGGAGAGCACCACGTCGCCAGTCTTGCCCGCAACGGAGGTGACTGGCGGAGCAGCACCTGCTGGCGACTTGTTGGCGATATCTTGAGTCGTTGTCCGGACTGGCTTGCCGCCCTGGATGACTACCGCAACCTCAGTTCCGGTGAGCGGGTCGGCTGGGGGTATCTTTGGAGGCATGGTCAGGTCTCCGGTGCAAGCAGTTCGTCGGCGCGGGAGGACGAGCCAAGGGTCGCGGCGATCATGTCATGGAGGGAGCCCCAGAGCGGATCGTCGGAACTGAGGTAGGTTGCGGCGTCGTAAATCCCCTTCTGCCGCGATGGTGCCTGCTGCATGGCGCCGGTGATCAATTCGGCTTCATCATCGGTCATTCGAAGCCATGGAGTGGACTTTGATATCCGATAGACCGTGGTACCGGGCGCAGAATAGGTCTGCGATGCGGCGTTCCAGATCTGGGTGGCATTCTCCGGCGCGGTCGGAACCTCAATCCCGCCATCGGGCTCGGTACCCTCGAAGGCCCCGAGCCACGCCCCACTGCTGTCCACATAGAACTTTTCGGTCATCGACGTGCCCTCAGAATGACGCGCCAGTTGGCCGTTGAGGCCACATTGCCGCCGGCGCCCGTCGTCTTGTTGAAAATGATCGCAAGGCCGGTATCACCTACCCGGCCATAAACACTCGTCGCGTCGACGTAGACCTGGACGCCATAGCCTGCGCTTGAGCCGATCCCATCGCTCTGTATCGGGATTTCGTCACCCACCGCCCATCCGAATTGAGCCGTGACGCATCGCAGGTATGCCTGAAACCAAGGAGGTTCTAAGCCTAGGCCATGGGCTGCAGTGACAAGACCTCCAAGGGTCGGAGTGAGCGCGCTGCTGGTGAAGGTATTGACGCCTAGGTTTGCTCTTGTCGTTGTGGCATCCCCAAACGTCACAGGCCCGCGGAGTTCGATAGTGGACCCGCTGTTCCCAACCGAGACATCACCTCCGTCAAAATTGAGGAAGAGTTGGGCAATTGCACCGTTGTTGACGGCCATCAGCTCGTTGCCATCAGCTCGAAGGTTCAGGCCAGACGTTGGGCCGATCTGGAAAGCATGTGCTGTTGAGGTGAGGGAAACGTCCGTCGTGTCGACGAGCCGTATCTTGCCGCTTTCCAGGATCGTGGTGCCAGTACCAGAGCCGTCCGACGAAAACGAATAGGTATTGGTGCCGTCATCATACGTGATGTAATCGTCGTTGGAAAAGCGGACGCCGGCCGTAGCCGAAACTACGATCCCGTTGGAAAAGGTCTGGAGGCCGGCCCAGCTATTCGCATCTGCTGTATTAAGCAAGGCCGCTGTGCCAAGGCCTAGGTTTCCGCGTGCGGCAGATGCGCTAGATGCTCCCGTCCCGCCGTTGACAATAGCCAAGTCAGTACCAGACCAGTCACTATCGTTGACCGTGCTTTTTGTCGCCAGTGCGCCAAGGCCTGTGATGCGGGCTACGGCGATCGACCCACTCCGCATCGTGCCATCGGCATTAAAGCCCATGACTTCAACGTTATTGAACGAGTAGATGAAGTTTCCGCCTCCCGACAGGCCAACCTTCCCGAGAGTGTTCCCGTCAAGCGTATTCGTCATGTAGACCAAGCCGCTATCGGCCGTTGAGGCGAGCCAATGCTTAATCCGATCTGGGTTTACGTAGCCCGACGAAAGGTTGTCCGCATTGTTGGTGCCGAGGTTCGTCCGAGCGCCAGAGGCTGTCGTTGCGCCCGTGCCCCCAGCCGTCAGTGGTCGCGCGGCGTTAGCGTCTTGAACCAAATCATCGACGAACGCGTTGTAAGGCGCGCTTTGGATCGTCGTGTTTGGGGTCGCTTTGGTGCCGGCTGGCTCGCTGTACACGCCTCCCGTCCTGGGCATATCATCTTCCTTTTTTCCATAGAAAAAGGCGGCTCCCCTGAGAGAACCGCCTCAATGAAAAGTCCGCTTCTTTACCAATCAAGAAGGCTGCGCTCGACTTTCAATATTCTGTATGCAGTAATTACATCGTTCGAAGGAGACGACCGATGAAGCACATTGTAATGATTGCCATTGCTTTGCTGTTTCCAAACTTTGCCTTTGCTCAAGGTAAAGCTGTGGAATGGAAATCCGTTGATGGTTGGTCTGTCTATATGGACCCATCAATGGGCAACGCATGTTATGTCGCCACTATCTACAATGGCGGAGTAATTCTCAGGGTCGGCTTTGATTTTTCTGTTAACCCGCGTCGGATTTACATGGCCCTTGGCAATAAAGAGTGGAAATCCCTAGAGGACGGGAAAGACTATCCAGTGAAAATCCAGTTCGACAACGAGGCGATATGGGATGCTAAAGCTGTAGGCCGCGCCAACTCGGATATGACCTGGCTCTTCATGCACACCACGGATACCAACTTCCTTGATGAGTTCTCACGAAAACTGACTGTCCGAGCGACTTTCAACGGGCGCCAGATCGCCGGCTTGAAACTGCGCGGTTCTGCGAAGGCTCTCAACGAGATGCTTGCCTGTCAAAAGCTGGTCAACGATGCGGTCGCCAAAACCAGTCCTGCTCAGCCGCCCGCTCAAAAGGATGACCCTTTTGCTGCCTCACCCAATGTGAAGAACGCGAACGATCCATTTGACCTCTGACGATCTCCTGTGAGATTGTCGGAATATGCAAATCGACCACGACCCGAATGAACCACCGGTAGACCGAAAGCGTGGCCCTTGGCTTTGGGTGTTGACCGTCCTGCTGTTGGGCTGGGCAGGATATTTGTACTCCTTCCCCGTCGACTGGGTTTCCTTAGCTCTTGGCGTCATGACCGGCGCAGGTATTGTCGCTTGGGCCGTGGACGTCACGGGCAACAAAGTTCCTAGTTCATGGCGCCGCGATCCGACCGGCTCCAGCGGTCCCCGTTCCAAGTAGCGCCGAAACAACCCGAGCCCGAAGCTGGTCGACGCTCAGGTTTCTGTTTGCTCCTCCCTGCAGGAGAGCCCTAGCGGCCTGCGGGTCTGTTTCCATCAACGCCCTAGCCAACTGCTCAACTACGCGTGGCGGTGTCCCAGATGCCTCATTGAGAAGCCCGCGCCCGCCAGCCATCAGCGACCCCACGATATCGCCTCGCATCAGCGAAGACATCACGCCAGGGTCAAAGCGCGACATCTCCGCCGCATCGGCTAGATTGTCGGCCGTTTTCGAGCCGCCGAGCGCTGCATTCGACGTTTCAAACATGCGCTGCTCTCTGGCGATCCGGTTCCCCATCTGATCACCCCTGCCGGGCGCTGCGAAAGCAGGAAACTCTGCACCGGTCTTTGGTGTGATCAGCCCGCGTGCCTTGTTCGTGGTCGGAGACGCCGACATAGCCTCAATCTGCGCTATCTTCGGGTCCACATAACCGACACGGAAACCGGCCTGCTGATCAGGCTGCATCGCGTTGAACTGTGGAATAGTGTCGTCAGCTCGCATCCGGGGAGACGCCGCCTGCCTGCCCACCTCAACGGCCTCGATCGCTTGGCTCTGCTGCCGGAATTGGTCGCGAGCCGCCGCATAGGGGTCAGATGCCGCCGCCAAAGCATCGTCAAGGCGATCTCGGATCGGGATCAACTGTCGCTGTACGGCAGGACGAGCACCCTCGATCATCGCGTCCATTTCCTGCTTGGAGCGAAGGGCCGCGTTGAAGTCTGTCAGAACCGACCGGTCATCAGTGAGATAGGAACGCGCCCTGCGAACCGCAGACTCGATACTGTCGTCAGCGATGTTGTTGCCAGGGTTCATCAGTCGTGTAGCGCCAGGCGTCAGAAAGTCATCGGCCGCGGCGATCGCGTTCGTCGGATCAACTGCACCTGCGCTATTTCTAGCTGCCGTGTAATTCCTGTTGGCATCGGTTGTCCGTTGGCGAGTGAGCGACGTAACGCGCTGTGCTGCTGTATCGGGGGCATCGAAGCCTTCGGCAAGGTAGCTGGCCAACCTATCGCCTTGGCCTACCTGCCTGTCCTGCAGGGTTTCGATGATCGCCTGCCGCTCATTGTGCGGCGTGCGCGCAGCCGTGGAGAGCATACGCTGCCCGGAATTACCCATTGCATCAGCAACGGCAAACATATCCTGGCCGTCGGCACGAGCTCGTGCGAGTGCGTCTGCAACCTCATCGGCAGACATCCCGGAGCGGCGAAGTCCTTCACCTAGGGCGCGCTCGGCATAACGGTCGGGAAAGATGCGGGCGGCTACAGGCGCTGCTGCCATGCCGCCTACACGCTGTACTCCCGCGACGACACCCGGTGCAACACCGCCAAGCGCACCACCCGCCAGCAAGCCAACGGTCCCGGACTTGATGCGGCCATCTACTCCCTCTCCACTGCCCACGCCTTGAATGCCGCCAAGGATTGCCCCATCAGCAAGAGACGCACCTGAGACGCGCGCTAGGTTTGAACCGCGTTGGATTGCGTTTGCGCCGAGAGATAGACCGCCCCGAGCGAGACCAGCGCCGCCCGCCACGCCACCCGCGATCTGACCGGTGAGATAGGAACCCGGGTTGATCTCCTTCGCCCGGTTTTCCTGATCACGCATCGCGCCAAGCAGCTCGGAATAGGACCGCGGCTTGACGCTGCTGTCGACGAGGGATGCGAGATATTCAGACGCCGCGCCGAGACCAGCCCCGATCTCGTCGCCTAAGCCAAACGAGAGCGTATCACCCGCGCCGAGTGCAGCAGCTCCAGCCATGCCGCCATCAAACTGCGGGCCTTTCGGCTGTGCCGCTGGTGCCCTGGCGTGCCTTTTCCACGGACCGTCAGCCGCTGTGTTCGGGACGGGCTGGTATTTATCCCATGGGGGCATCAGTTCACCTTTTCCCAATTGGCCGGGTTGCCCGGATCACCACCCTTGAAGCGATAGCCATCCTCGACCATTCCCGGCTGCGGACCAGCGCTGTTGCCCGGAGCCGGCTGCATGCCCATAGCCTCATCTGCCGTGCGTGGCGGGTTTGTCTGGACGTTCGGAGCGCCGCGGTCGGACTTGTAGTAGCTGCCGCCGCGCAGGTCGTTAGCCCTGTCCTGATTGAACTTCATTCGACGGTTGGCCAGAGCGATAGCCTTGTCGATGATGATCTTTCGTTCGGCCGGCGTCTTGTCCGTGCTCGCCTGCATATCGAGGAGGATTTGACGCTCACCTTCCGTCGGAGCAGCGCCGAAGATCGACTTGAGCGAGCCAAGAGCCTGACCGAGAACGACGTTCGACAGTTCCGTGGTCGCTTCGCCCTTTTTGTCGTCGAAGAACCCGGTCGGGTCGTTTCGGGCTGCCCAAGATTGCCAATCGGCCGTTGCGCCATATCCTGCCCGGTCGTTCAAGGACGGAGCGCCATCCGGTCCCGGCGTGAGGATGCTCTGCAGTTGGTCGCGTGCAGACTGAGCCGCCTGGATCTGGTCATCCGCATCACGGATTGCCTCACGGTCGCCAGCCGTCACGCCACGGTCAGACGCCGGTAGCGTGCCAGTGAGAATGAAACGCTGGCCTTCAGCGGACTTCGGGTCGATACCGTACCGTGCCGCCAATGCTTCACGCTGCGTTGCCTCAACGCCGGCAGACTGCCCCTGCCCCATGCCGCCTACGGCGCTTACCTGACCATCTCGGCTCATCTGGTAGGGGCGCGTGTCGTAGTCGGGGATACCGTACGTTTTGCGCTCGTCGGCTGTCAGCATGCGATAGCCTGGGCGGTTCATCCTGTCGATTTCAGCGCGGGTCTGCTCAAGGCCAAGCTTGTAGGCGGGATCGCTCTGGCGCTGCTGCCGGGCGTATTCCTGGCGATCAAGCCACGTCTGCTCCTCCAGAGCCTGCTGCTGGGCCTGCATCTGCTGCCGAGCGTAGATTTGCAGAGCAGACCGCTGGCCTTCATCGAGGAAGGGATTCGACAGAAGCTGAAGCACGCGCGGGTCCATCTGGGGCGGCTGTGCCTGAGGAACCTGTGGCGGCTGCATAGGGCCATTCTGAGTTACCTGCTGCGGCGCTGTGGCAACCTGTGGCGGGGCAGCTACATCGCGAGCCGGAAGCGCTGGAAGAGCCTGAAGGCCGCCCATCGGAGCCTGTGGGTTTGCAGCATAGGCGCTTGCCTGCGTGGAGAGCCGCTGTCCAGCGTCGTCCATTGCAGCCGGCATTTCGGAAAGCTTGATTGGGTCACCAAAGCGACCAGCATCGAAGGGGTTCGGCTGGTTGCCAGCCATCGGCGGCTGAGCATCCGGAGCGCTTACCGAAGGATCGACATATCCAGATCCTAGCGCCTGCGCTTCAATCGCCGATACGGCAGCCGGCAATCCAGCCCTCGGGTCGGCGCTTGCCACTTCGACAGGACGGCCGCCACCTATCGCTGAGGAAATCATGGCCTGCGGATACAACCGCCCCTTCTGCCCGTGTTCTTGGAGAATGAGCGCCTGCATGAACTGGGCGGCGCGGTTCGGGTCGTTGAAGCCGATATCGTCATCAGGGCCGATACCCATCGTTTTTGCAACATTCGCCGCAGCCTGGAAGTTGCCGGGGGTCCAGCCCATGTTACCGGCTATCATCTGGTTGGGCGTGAGTTTGCCGCCAGCATATTTCTTGCCAAGCAAGGTATGCATTGCCCGCATCCCGGATTCGGGGCTATCAAATACTGCTTGCGGGTCACCTTGGTCGGTATTGACCGACGGCCCGACTATGCCCGGCACTTTCTGGCCGACGTATTTGATATTGCCAGGATTATTGTTTCTCATGCCTGCCGGCAGTGATGCGCGTCGGCTAGGGTCGGAAAGATACCCGCCCAACTCCGTGCCGTCGTCCGCAAATGCTGGGGCGGCAGAAGGAGACGGGCGTGTGGCCGCCATCTCTCGACCTGCGCCGGCCATTGGTAAAGAAACATCCCCAGCCGCGGCCGCAACGGGCGGCGCGATTGCGCCAGACTGCCCCGTGATTCGGCTGAAAAGGTCGTTGAGCTGAGAGGTTGCCTTCTCCTGCCCTTCCCGCATGCCGGCATTTGCCGAGCGACGACCGAGACCAGCACCAATCCCTGTGAGGACCGCGCCAATACCTTCAGCCGTGTTCTTTGGCTGTTGACCCATGAGACGCTTTGCCAGCGCATCGGCTGCGGCGCGACGGTCCTGCAAATCCTGATAGGACAGGTTCGTGCTGCCGCCGAAGAGAAAGCCTGGAAGTGCCATTAATACAGGCCTCCGTTTCTATTGCCTGTGAAGAGGTTCGCAAGGCCTGTGAACATCGACGGCTGAGCGCCGCCGGGAGCCTGTGGAAAGCCCTTGTTCATGTAGTCGCGAAGACCCATGCCAATGCCGGTAGCCAACTGGCTGGCGCCCTGCGTGACGTTCTGAGCTGGCTGGCCCATGACCTGCTGTGCCATCTGTTGCGCTCGCGGGTCCTGTTGGCCCTGACGCTGCGGCTGAGCGCGCTGGAGATAGGCATAGGCCTCGTAGGGCGATTGATACTGGTTCTGCATCACGCGGCTCCCGCTTCAAATAGCTGGCCGTAATTCACGCGACGGAGACCATCGGAGCCTTTGCGAACGGCATCAGGTCGCTTCTTTTCGACCTGCCCAGCGAGAACACCGATGTGACGCTTGCCGTCATCGAACTTGCCGCGGTACGAATATTCGTAAAGGCCGTGGCCCTTGAGCGTGCCGACCTTCTCGATGTCCTTCTTGGCGTCCTCATCAGACAGTGCGAAGAGACTGCCAAGCCCGCCTAGAACGCTCCCGATGCCGGCCTGTGATGCGTTGTATTTGGCCACGTCGTTCTGATATTTCTGGTTGACCAAGCCCGCGTAATCGACCGTCGGCATGCTCTGCCCCTGCGTAGGGACGAATTGCGGGTTGGTGACCTGTCCGCCCGAGAGAAGCGCCGAAATCTCGTTGATGGGCTGGTTGCGCAGCGCATACTGCTCATTCAGGTAGGTAGAGCGCGCCTGGTTCTGCGCGTTGTTCGCCGCCTGCTGCGCATTGAACCGCTGGTCGGACAGAGCATTGTTTGCTGCCGTCGCGCTCGTCTGGTTCGAATACATCTGCTGGTTCGCAGAGTTTCCGAGCTGAGCATTTGCCAATCCCTGCGTAAAGCCCTGATTTTGCGCAGAGTTCTGGAATGTTGCCTGATTTTGAGCGAGGCCGGCAAGCCGGGACTGTTCCTGACCCGCGTTCAGGACCGCACCGATCCGGGCATCATTTTCCTGCCGGGTAGCAGCGTCGAGGGCGCGATCATACGCCGCCGAGCCCGGCTGCAGTCCTTGATTGGCGAGCTTGGTCTCCAAGGCTTCACGGCTCTGGGCGAGCTGCGGGTTGAGCCTCTGCATCAACGCGTCTTCGTATTTCGACGTATCGAAATCGATATCGTAGCTCTTGGTGATATCGCCGGCATTGCCTGCCGATGTCTGGAGCTGAGGCCCACCCGTGAAATTCTGGTAGGTCGGAACAGTGAGCTTCGACGGGTCGGCCGCGGCTGGGGCACCATTCAGGTTGAACGGAGTGCCGAGAAGATTATCGAGCCGGCCTGACTGGTTGTTGGCCAATGTGGCAAGGTTCAACGACGCCTTGTCGTTCTGGTCCTTGATGGCCTGCTGCTGCGGAGAAAGCGTCTGGGTGACCGTCGTGGTGGGGACCTGATACGTCGCGCCGGTCGTCGGGTCCTTGACAGTCTTGTAGTCACCATAGGAGTACTGCAAAGTACCGTCGGGCGTGGCCTGGTTGATGTTTCCCAGGTAGCCGTTTGCAATCGCCGTCGTCACATTGGTGGACGTCTGTGCAGCCGCAGTCTCTTTGGGATCAGGGCTTTTCGGAGCGCTCTTGCCAATAATACACCTGCCTTGTGGCGCTCCAGCTATTTGCTGGAAACGTCAGCTTTCTCTCGATTAAAGCGATTGCTTGCCCACGCTTCCCGCGTCAGGACAAAGATGTTTTCCGCCGCATCCGGGCCTCTCAGGCGCGGGATACGGTACCGCTCGTGGCCATAGGCCTTGAGCATGCGATGTTGTGCTGTGTCTTCGTCTGAGACGCGCTGAACAACGGCTTGGCAGCCGACTGCCTCAAACGGGTACTGGTACATGACCTTGAGAACCGGGCGCGTTAGCCAGCCCTGAACCCATGCAGCCGCCGAAATCTCGACCACGCCGGCATCTTCATCGAAGTTGTGATAGATCAGCCCGGCCGCGAGCTTCCCATCAAGGAGGACCGCAATCGTGCGGCAGACCCCGAAGTCTCGCCCTTTCCCCGGCCAGATGCGATCAGCGACCAGACGCGAGAGAGTTTCAGTGTCGGCGCCCTTGTCAACAAGCGCCGTCGTGAACCTCATGCGCTTTGCTCACCCGCGATGACTTGCATGTTCCCGAGGTCGAGAATGATGCGAAGCGGGAACTGGCCAGATGAAATCACGACCGCTCCCAGCGCCAACGTATCCCCTGCCGCTCGGATGTTTTGCCGGAACTGGTAGCGCTGGAGACTGCTGGATTGGTCCCATAGCGCTACGTCCCAAAGGCCCACATCCCATTCCGAAGAGCCTTCACCGCCCATCGTCACCTGACTGAAGGCCGGGATAGTCGTGTCACCGTCTGCACGAGCGAATAGAAGAACGCTCGGCTGCTCCTTCGCCTTCATGTACATCTGGCCGATGGTCGCTTCCTTGCGCTGGCCAAAGGTGCTGACTGCGCGGAACTGCGAGAGATACGATGCCGAAAACGGCTTCCCATCATCCGTGCCAGTCACATCGCCTTGCCACGTCGTTCCGGCGAGAGACCCGAAGAAGATGCTGCCTTGGATGCTTCCGAAGCAACTCGCCTTCCAATTGGTCGTAACAGCCCATGCCCATGTCACAGCGTTGACGATAAACGTCGTGTCTGGGACTGACGGGTTATCGGGGAACGATACCAGGATCAGCTTTTGCTCTGGCCAGTAGGTCATGGCCCAGCCCGTTGGCGCGGCTCCGGCTGCGGCGGTCCAGTCGTCCTCGATCGGGCGAGACTTGGAATACTGCGGGAGTTCTGCGGCGGTACGCTGAAGAACCTGAGACATCGGGATGAGGCCCGAGACAGTGGCAATCAGAACGTCGCCACCTGCCTTGATGAAAGCGTTTTTGCCGAGCGGTTTCCCGATCTGGTAGACACCAACGACCGAAAAGGCTCCAGCCGTGTCGGGGTCATCCCCCTGGAAGATAGCGATTTCGCCCTCTGTCGAGACGAACACGCAGAATTCACTCGGGCCATTGCCGCTTTCAATGGACCAGTTGAAGCCCATCAACAGCGATCCGCCGCCTTTCATGGTGCCGCCGAGCGGGAAAACCTTTGCCGCCCCCGATATTGCTAGAGCCGGCAAGTAGTAACTGTCCATGCTGCCTGCCTTCACGAAGAACTCACGGTTCTTGAACAGCCAACCCTGCGAAAGCTGAGACGTGGTCGTGGAGTCCGGAAAGGTGATTGCCGGCGTTGACCACGTCGTGCCGTCGTATACCCGCCGAGCATCAGCTCCATTGGTCGCAATCAGGTAGGCGCCGCTTGCGTTGGAGTGCTGAAACGTCGACCAATCCCCGCTGGTCAGCCCGCTAACAGCCGTTGGCGTGTTGGTCGGAGGCGCTGCGGGCGACGTCATATCGTAGATAGCCGTCTGCGTGGCCATGAACAGCTTTTCAGCGCCGCCGTACTTGAAGGTGAAGGCGGTGACGAAATCAAGCCCACTGGCTACCACGGCCTTTTTGATCGAGCCGCCGCGGATACGAGCACCGGTCAGGGTCGGCCACCAGTTATAGAGAACCGATGCGGCGCCGGGCAGGTCGTCTGACAAAGCGGTGGTGGTGTAGAGGCCTTTGACCGGAGGCGGGAACGTCAGCGGCGAAGATACCTGCTGCGGAACAGCTTGGATCGGCCCCCGGTTGGAGCTCGGCAGACGAGAGGGTCGAAGCTGCATTAGCCGCGGTCCTCTTGAGTTGCGGCGGCAAGAGATGCCTCGAATTCAGCAAGAGGATCGTCGTAGGTCAGGCCCTTCTGCCGCTTCCATCTCCAGATGATATCCAAGGTCAGCAGCCTTTCCGGAAACGCAGTCGTGTCATCGTCAGCAGACCAGTTGTTTTTGTCGGTCCCAGTGCTGCCTTTGATCCAGTTTTTCGTGATGTAGGTGACGAGAGCTCCCATCCCTGCGGAGGCAGGCGAGAATGCCATGCTGGAAGCCGAGAGATAGAAATATGGCTGGGTCGATGGGACCTGCTTCACCACGGCCCACTGAGACGGGTTCTTGACCGGCCGCGCAAAGCTACCGTCGCCCCCCATGACCGCGCCGCCATCGATCAGGCGTGCATAGTCGGAGGGGAGCGTATATGGCGAGCCAGGAGCCGTATCGGACCGCTCCAGAGCTTTCCAGTCGAAACGCTCGGCGATCTCCTGTCCAGCCAGCAGAGCAAGCTCCAACATGGTCTGAGCGGCGGGATTGTTCGAGCCGTAGACGCTGGTGAAGCGGTCCAATGAGACGACGTCGCAGACCTCATTGATGGACGTTAGAAGGGTCATGGCGTCAGCCCTCCCACCACCACTTGGGAATTCCCCCAGCGTGCGCGCTCATCTTGAAGATTTAGGCCCTTGAGCGCCTGCACCTTGAGGCCTTGAGCATTCGCCACCTTGCCGGCGTCACGCTCCCAGATCGCGATTTCCTCAACGAGCCCGTAGAGGTAGGCGTCGGGAGCCTTCTGAAGCAGCCAGTTGGTCGGGTTCGAAACAGTGAGCGGCGGGATCGTCGCGTAATAGTCGAGGGTCAGGCTGCCGGAAGTGGTAGGCCTGACCCGAATGACGTTGCCGACGACTGCATAACCAGCCGGTATGCCGCCATAGTTCTGATATCGGCGATCGAGCTCAGTGAGCGACCACGCGTTCAAGCCGTAGCCATCTGGGCTGGTGACGAGCCGAGCCTCAAGGAAATCCGCCGGCAATGGGCCATTCCCATTGGTGAGAACGATTGTCCCAGAGGTTTCCATCTCAGCGAGGCGAAGGACGCGGTTGAACTTGGCCTCTGCCAGTCCGACGAAACGCGGGAATAGGTGGGCAATGTCATCGCGGCCCGAATACTCGCCGGCATCGACGAGCAGAGAGGCGTAGTCAGAGATGGCGGACATCAGTCTTCTCCGAAGACGACAACGCGTTTGGCGCGTTCCATGAGGATGAGCGTTTCACCAGCGTTGGCACTCCCGGAAATCCAGATTGAGCCATCTTCTTGTTCTGCGATGATCGCGACCGTGGTGAAACCTTGGCCCTTCGCGGCTTCAAGGATATCGTCCGCGTCGAAGCGGTAGCCTTCGCCAACTTCAACCGGCTCCAGCTTCACGACCTCGCCCATCACACGTTCCCTTCAAAGCTCCGCCAGGCGCGGTTGCTAGAATCATTAAGCCAACGGCTCACATAGGCGTTGTCGCCTTCAGAATGAGCCCTGACGAGGTTCTGTTCATGGGCATGGTTCAATGGGATGGATGCGATTTTCACCCAATCACCCATGCGGTTGCCAGCCGTGGCGTTCCGGGTGAACTCGTTGTCCCTGACGATGTTGTCGACGGGGGTGTCGATGCGAAACACCATTTGCTCCCCGTCGAACCGAGACCACACGGAACGGCCGGTCTGGAAATCATGCTGGAATAAGCTCCAGTCGCCGTCCCGAATGATCAATGTCAGTCCTCCACCGGGATGTGAGCCTTGCCCTTTGCGACAAGCTCCTTGGCCTTGGTGGCGCCGATCTTGATGGAAGAGCCGTTGCGCGCCCGGTCTTCGGTGGCGAACGCATCGCCGTTGGCTTCACGCTCTTCGTCCGTCGGCCAGTAGTCGGCATCGAGGACGACCTTGACCATCTTTTCGGACTTCTTCGCCGGCTTGGGGTCGGGGAAGATCGGGCTCGGGGTTTCGCCCGGTGTCTGGCCGATGACCTGCGGCGGAGCATCCGGGTTATTCGGCTGCTTCGGCGTGGTCTCGTTGACGATATCGCCGGTCGGCTTGGTGACCTCGTTGGCGGCATCGGTACCGGTCGGAGCGGCGTCTGCCGGGTTGACCTTGGTGGGTTCCTTGCTCATGCGTTTTCTCCTTGAGGAAATGAAAAAGGCGGACCGAAGCCCGCCTTTCGTTGTCCCGCTCTACTTGCTGGGGTCACGCCACAGCGGCACTAAAAGGTGTCGCTTCGGTACCCGAACCAGATGCGATGATCTGGACAGCCCACACGCCCGGCTGAACCGACTTCAGCTTGATCCGGTCACCCTTGATACCGCCCTTGGTGGAGCCGTTCATGGTGATCGTGTCGGAGTCGGCTGCGGTCTCGTAGGCCGCAACGGTATCGCCGGCATCCTGTGCCGTGAGGCAGACGCCAGACATGACGTCGACACCGTCGGCAACCTGGATGATGAGGTTGTTCGACGTGATCGTGGTGCCCACGAAGATATCGAACTCCGCACCATGGCCGAGAGCCTTGGGCAGCGTCATGGTGATGCCGGCGGCGCGGGATGCGACGACGACAACACCGTTTGCGTGGGTGCTGGTATTGAGGACCAGAACCGACGAGTCCGCGACGAACGGAAGGTAGGAATATGCAGTCATGGTCTTGCCTCCTTACGAGCTTGCGGTCATGCCGAAGAGATCGGCTGCGACGCCAAGGCCTCGCTCGTTGCCAACCTTCAGCGTGCCCTCACCGATCACAACGCCCTTGTCGGCGTCACCGGTCTTCGCGACGTCCTTGTCTTCCTGGATCTTGCGGAGCCAGAGGAATTCAAGGAACTCCGGATCGATGAAGAGGGCATTACGGGCAACGGACGCTGCCGTGGACATGACACGGTTCGGGTGAACCATGACCTTGCCAAACGGGCCTTCGTAGAAGTCCGCAGACGCTACGATGGTGTTGCGCTCGCCATTCTTGCCCGAGACCGTGTAGCGGAACGGGGCAACGTTGGCATCCGACATGAAGGTGACGAACACCGACTTGACGTAGGTGGACGCCATGACGTGCTTGAAGGAAGCGCCGCTCTGGAAGCCCTGCTGCATGACGTTGTCCAGAATGCCCTTGGTAAAGGCGCGCTGGGTGCCGTTGGTAGCAGCGACTGTGACGCCACCGGTAAAGCCGCCATTGGCGCCACCGGAGCCGCGGGAGACGTTCGTCTTGACCCACGAGGGGATGCCGCCGAGACGACGGATGTTGCCGCCCTGCGAACCCTGGTTGGCGACGATCGCCCATTCGACATCCTTGCGGATTTCGACGCCCTTCTTGAGCTTCTGGTACTTGCGCTTCTGCACCTTGCCGGCTTCGTCCACCACTTCCTGAGTGTTGGAGATGACCCAGGTCTTGCGGAAGATCTGAGTGTAGTCGCCAAGGCGTTCCGGCGGGGTGATGGCGTCGAAGTTGTATTCGGCGCCTTCTTCCTGGGCATTGTCGCCCGGAGGGGCAAGCTCGTCCGTTTCCCATTCCGGGTGAACGGAGACGCACTTGCCCTTCTCGATCATGGAGTAGACAGGAGTGTCCTCTGGCGTGATTCTAGATACGACATCGGACAGTTCTTCTCGGTTGCCGACCGCACCACTCGTGCGGAAGGTATTTGCAATGACAGCCATTGTGCTGGTCCTTGATGACGGGGGATCGTTAGAAGTCGATCAGGAGGGCATCCTTCATCGACCCGGTTTTTCCCAACCGCTGCATCGCGTCCTGATTTTTCCGAGACTGCTGGACGTTCTGTCCTTGGGCCTTCGGCTTCGGCGTCGGGGCCGGTGGTGGCGCGGCTTTCACCTTCGTCATGGCCTTTTTCTTCGCCTGTTCGGCTTGCATGCCGAGGCGGGCGTAGTGGGCCAGAGCGAAATGACGATGGTCGGTGACATCCCGAAGCTCATCGTCGGTGTAGCCGAGTTCACGGGCGGTATCGAACGCCTGTTCGAAGAAGGTTTCACGACCTTCACGGGTAGCCGTCTGGGGGAATTGCTCCGCCAGCTTCGAGCTTTCCGATCTAAGGAGTTCTTCCCTCTGCTGCTGGGTCATCTGCTGCATGACCTGCTTGGGCACATTCGCCTGTTCAAGGATCTGATTGACGCGCTGTGCTGCGGTCTCCCAGATTGCCTGCTGACGAATGTACTCGTTGGGGTCCTGCATCGCCAAGGCCGGTTCAGGCTTCGGCGGCATCTGATTGATCAGGAAGTTTGCGATTGCTGTCGCCGATGTAGCGACCTGGTTGGACATCTCCTCCAGAGCGCGGCCCTTGTTGGCCACCTCTGAGGTTTTGACGCGGTAATCGCGCTCCCGCATGTAGCCGAGCTTCAGTTCCTTCAGAGGGACCTGTTCGCCGCCTTTGAGCTTGACGAGAACTTCGTCATCGGGTGCGTCTGTAACGGCTGGCTTGTCGCCTTCCGCTTCGTCGCCTTCCTGCTCTTCCGGCTGCTCGTCTTCATCGGTCGCAGAGGTCTCTTCGCCCGCATCCTGTGCGGCCTCAACCTCTTCCGCTTCGCCCTCAGATCCCTGGTCTTCGTCTTCTTCCAGGTTGGCCGCGTCGGGCTCCCAGTAGTCGAGGTTCGCAGGATCATCAATGTCGGTCGACAGTTCTTGCCGTGCACTATCACTCCCTGGCTTTGGGCCGGGGTTGGTGGTTACATCGATAGTCATGTGTTTTGCCTCATGGGCTGGTGTTCACGCGCTGGCTGATGCGAGCACGCCTAAGAGCCGGGTTGGCGCTATGGCTCCCGGCTACGAAGTTCGGTGTTGTGGTTGATGGTCAGGCCGGCGCGTTCGTTTCGCCGGCTTTGGCTTCTTCGATCAGCACGCCGATCTTCTGCCTGAATTTACGGATTGCGCGGACCTCAGCAGCCATGGCGGCGCGGGTCTCGTGGTCCGTTGGTTTGGCGTTGACGCACTGATCAACCGCAGATTTCTCCATATCGCCCATCAGCTCTTCGAACAGCGGGTTGTCTTGGATGGATCGGGCGCAGGCTACGCGTTCTTCAGGTCTCAATGCGATGCCCCTTGTCCGTTCAAAAGCGCCACAACCTGATTGAGAACGTTCTCTACGGCTTTCAGCCGGTCCTCAAGAGCCTGAATGCGCTTCTTCGCTTCGGATGCCTCGCGTTTCGCAGCTTCCGCCATGTCACGGTTGTGAGACGCCTCCATGGCCGCGCCTAGTCCGTCGTCGTTGAACATCATGACGCCTTTCCCAGATCAACGCAGCGGGCGACGACGCGCGAACTCTGCAACTCGCCTGCCGCCATCTTGCATGCGTCTACGTTGTCGAAATCGACCTTTGCCGGCGGGGCATCGGAGGAGATGAGCCATGCGAGGAGGATGGCCTTGGTCATCTCTGCGCGCCCTTGCCTGTCGCCTGAAACGGCCGCTCGACGCCGTCCATCAACGCAAACCACCTCCATGGCGAATATGTCCCGCAGGCCAGAAACATGAGAAACAGCCAATAGGGGTTATGCCCAAGCCCGAATACGACGTACATCGGGCACCCCATGGTGAAGAAGAGCATGACAGCCGTATAAATTACATACGTCCAACCTACCCATGCAGGAGTCTGGTTCATGGCTTCACTCCATTGACGGCGTATCCGGCTTTCCAGAACGCTGAATAAAGCGTGGCCAAATTCGGCTTCACCGCGGCTAGGTGATCTTTGAAAAAGATAGGCGACGCCATTATCAAGTCGGGCAACCGCTCCATTACAGCACCTCCGCCTCAAGCCCGTGCCGAACATCTTCCATTGCCGCCTCGATCGCCTTGCGATCCCGCTCATCGCGATCCTGCTTCAGCAATACGAGCCAGTAGTCAGGCTCCTCTACCTCGCGGTATCCATCATCCAGCGCCCGGCCGTGGCCATCGTTGTCTCCGTTCATCACGGCTTCAACTGAGTTGCCATCTTCCGAAACGTAGAGGGTGTAGCCAGTCATGTCCTTGATGATCACAGCTCACTCTCCCATCTTAGCGTTTTCGCCATTGCCACCGTTGGCGGTTACCACTCCCGCGAAGTTAATACTTTCCTCTCTGCCGACAGCAAGCCAGTGACCGCCTGCAAATGCAGCTACGAGATTGTGGCCTGCTGTAAGATAAATCGTGCCGTTTGCGTCGACAGTGAGGTTATCCGCCTCAATTACGCAGGTGAAGTTCTCGGTTCTCTGAACACTATATCGCATGTCGTCACCTCACCATGAACCGCTGTCAGAAGACGACGAGGACGAGCTATCGCATGAGCTCGACGATGAGCTGCTGTCCGATGATGAACTGTCGCTCGTTCCCCACGATGAGGAAGAGGAGCAATCGTTTGACGAAGCCGGCATCGAGTTCAGAGGATTGAACGGCGATACAGGGCTGAGCGGGTTCATCGGGTTCAGAAGACTGGTCGGCGCCATCATCGAATCGTCTACTGCGGTCGTGGGGGACCGATAGGACGGTGTCCCCGACGACAGAAGCGGGCGATTGCGGTGATTGGTGACGGGAGCGCTATACGACCGCAACGGTGTCGATGCCTGCAATCTCCACGCCTCCATGGCTTTCTGTGCGTGCTCCTGCTGCTTGCGCGCCTTTTCTGCGCTACGGCCAAGCAGCCAGCCGATAAGTGCTCCAAACATCTCGATATCCTTTGTCGGAAGGATGGACGAGCGGGGCCGACACCCCGCCCGCCCGTTGCGCAACGTAGGTCATCCTGTCGGGGATGATTGGTGAATTAGCTTCTGAGGTTCAAGGGGCGGTCGAGGCCCCTCTCGGTCACACCCCGGTTGATCTCCTCGCGGCATTTGCGGGCGGGAAAATCAATTGGGTCCTTGTCGTCCTTGAGAGCCAAGGCAACGACCCACACGGGGATGCTGTCGTTGAAAGCGGTGTAAAGCTCATCCAGCGAGATGCGTTCGTCATTGACATCAAGCAGCTGAACAGGCCGTTCTCTTGCCGCTATATTCATCTCCGCGGCATGCCGAACTTCGAACACGTGCGGGGCGAGAAGGCGGAGAACTTCTACAAGGATGGCCCAGTCACGGGACGTCTTGAGATCAGGGAAGTTAGCTTGGAGGTAGCCGATTTCTTTCATTTCAGCTTCTTCTCGTTCACCGCGTCTATTGCCTCACGAGCCACTTTCGATGCGTCCCTTTCTGCCCAAGTACAGCGCTTTTCGTCATCACAACTGACAAAATTCGCGGGCATATCCGCCAGCCGACCGCATTCACTGCATTGGCCGCGACCAGAGGCGATGTCTTCTAGCGCAGCAAGGAGCTCGCTCGGCTTCACCAAAATTGACCCTATGATGCAGCGCCGGGCGTTGGCGTTCGTCATATTCACGGAGGTCAAATCGTAAGTTTCCTCCAGCGCGCCGCGGTGGGAATGTGCCACATCGGAGCCGCCCTTCATGTTGTTGTGGTTTGCTTGTAGGCAACCCATCAAAGGGGTATGGAGCGGTATGACCAATGGAATCTGCTTCGTCGTGATCTCGCCTTTGGCGAAATCGTATCGATGCGACGTGAAAGACTTGTCCATCAAACGACCTCTCAACGCCATGACCCGTCATGTTGCATAGTCATTGATCGCCCCCAGGGGAAACTGATAGTCCGCTTCAACTGGTAGCGATCAAGAACCTCATTGAACATCTCCTGAAAGTCAGAAGGGCCGAGGCGTTGCAACTCTTCCGAAAAAGAGGCGACCGCATCAGCGGCCCCAAGCCGATAGATAACTCCGTTTTTCTCTCTCTCGAGGATGCACTGGGTCGCCAGAGATCTGATGTGATACTTATAGTCGTTCGTCATCCGGGCATCCCCCCAACCGCCACTGGCCTCAACGGCTGCCCTGTGAGCGCCTGAGCCACGTTCTGCCGCTGCTTCAGCTCAAGCTCCCTGTCGATCTGGTAGCGTTTCAGCGCGTCCTCGCGGTTGATCCGCTCCATTTCGACCTGCATATCGTTCTGAAGTTTCTGCTGCTGCAGTTGGTAATCCTGCTGCTGCTTCTCCTGCTTGGCCGCAGCTTCGGCCTTGGCCTTTTCCACTTCGGGATTGGGCTGGTTCTGCTTAGCTTCCATGAGCTTCTGGATTTCTTCCTTCGACGGCTTGGTGAAATACATATCCGGCGAATTCAGCCCAGCGGATTCCGTAAACTTCGCGATGGCGTTGTAGACGTTGTCAGCCGTCACGAATGGGTTGCCGACGGCTCCTAGGCTCGCCAGCAGCTTCTCCTGAAGGTTCATGACCGCCTGCATGGCCATCATGTCTCGCTCTCGTGTGCCCGCCCCTAGGCCGACATTCACGGTCGCGTCCATCTCCGCGCTCCACTGACGCGGATCGAAGGTAACCCACTCACCGCGGAGCTTCACCGTGCGGGGCTTGTCCTGGTGCTTGATGATGAGCCGGAGAAGGCCCTTGAACACCCGCTTTAAGCCTCGAGCTGCGGTTCTCACCATCAGTTCAGTCTGTCCGATGCCAGATTGCTCGATGAGAGCTGTGGCAGTGGCCGTCATGTTCTGCAGTGCGTCAGGAGGAAGGCCGCCAGAAGCATCGGTGATGCCGGTGCGATCGGAGGCCTCATTATCCATGTACCCGAGCATCTGGAACGATGACTGAGCGACGAATGGAACCTGTGTAAACCCGACGGCGCCACGAACATCAACGCCTTCTGCTACCCGGATAGGCTTGCCGAACGATGGGTTCAAGACGGCGTCAGGGTTGACGATCTGGCCTTCCTGCACGATCGGCTGGGGCTTGTTCTGCCAGTAGATGTTGTCCAGAGTCTCACGAAGTAGGACAGTCTTGATCTTCTGGATTTCCATCAGATCGTCGGCGATGGAGTTGCCTTCACGCTGATGCGGCCGGCGCTCTGTCACCAGATCCGCGAACGGCACCTCGTCCCACTCCTCGTTCTTGAGGAGGTATTCGGCCTTGATGGCGCCCGCATAGATGATCCGGCGGAGTTCGGCGATACCGTCACCGTCCTCGTCAACGCGGGTGTAAAGCTCGTAGTATTCAAGCTCCTCAAGTTCGGGCGGCATTGTGTCGCCGAATGAGAAGACATCGCGCCGGGTGTCTTCCTCGTCTTCCTTGCTATCGTTCTCGCTGATGGCGGGGATTCGATAGATCAGGTCCTTGTCATAGCCCATAGCCACGAGATCGGATCGGCGCTCGCGGGTGTTGATTCCGACCATCGGGCTTTCGTCGAGGTCGAGCGTATCCGGGTGGACGAGGAACTGCTCCGGCGGAACAGCTTTAACGATCCAACGGCCCTTGCTCGACTTCCGCCTGATCCGAAGGTCATAGACCGGGGTAAGCGCCGTGCTGCCGTTCAACTGCTGGATAGCCTGGAAGCTCTGGCTGGCTTCCAGCACCTCAACGTCGTCATCGGCTACCAACTGCGTGATATCGTTCTCATCGAGCCCTGTGTGCTCAGAGACCGTGACATTCAGCTTCTTGTCGAAATACCAGCGAATGATGCCATTGCGGAGCTTCATCGCGTCCGTGATGGCATCCTCGATCGCCTCGTAGCCGTTGCTCTCAGGCAGGATCACGTAGTTGATGTAGTCCGTCGCCTGCTCAGCGGCCTGCTCATCACCCTCGGCTACCGGCTCGTACTCGACGATCTTGTCGTTGCCCAGCAGCGTGCGAATGAGCGAAGGCTTGGCCTTCTTGATGTTGGCTCTGACATCGCGGGAGACGACCTTGGAGCGGCCATCCTGCGACGGGACATCTTTCATCTCACCGTCGAAGTACTCGTTGGCCTTGTCGCGGTCGGTGCCCAGCTCATCACGGTAGGACTCGCAGTCCCTCACCAGCGCCGAGATGATCGACGTCAGGCTGTCCTTCTTGTCGTCGGCCATTAGGCTACCTTCGCAGTCTTGAACTTGTCCCATTCGGCCGATGGCTTCTTGGGCGGCACATAGCCGTCAGTGAATGTCATGAATGCATCCGTGCCGTGACTGTGCTCGTCATGCCGCGGATAGTTCCTCCAAACGCCTAAGCGCTCGTCCCAATCCCGGCTGTAGTTTTCGAGGTGTTCAACGCCTTTGGCCGTCTCTGCCTCATCGAAGCAGCAGCCAGGCAGTTTCGAGCGGACACCCATGATGGCGTTTGTCTTTTCAGGGTTGCGAGTGACTGTCGTGAAGAGCCAGCCTTGAGCCGCCGCCATCGTCTTGATCGTCTCGGCCTTGCCGGACGTTCCGGTCTGGCGCTTATGATCGACGTCATGGGGAGCATAGTGAACACCCCACCTTGCTCCTCGCATCGCTGCCCACTTGTCCAGCCAGTTGAAGTAATACCCGAGGCCCATGCCGCTATCTTCGAAGTATCCGACGAACCGATGCTCGCCAGCTACTTCCTGATGCAGCCAGATGGACTGAGTATCCCCGAGACCGAAGTCCCAGAAGGTGTTGACGACAATCTTGGGCACGAAGGGGAAGCTGCCGATCCGCTTTCGCTGACGCAGCGATCGGAATTCTCCCCCGAAATACGCGCCCTCTTTTGCGGCCCTGAACGCTTCATCTGGAGTGGAGGGATACTCCTTCCACATGTCATCGCCCTGCTCAGCCTTCTTCGCCACATACCACCACTTCTGCGGGTTGGTGAGGCGGATGCCGTGCTCTGAGGCGAGCTCATCGAAATACTGCTGGTCTTCCGCGGTGATCAGCGTCTCTTGAAAGAGCTGGTATGTCTCGTCTTGCCACCACGGGAAGAAATGGAACCGATAGTCCATATCGCCCGGGTTCCGACCAGCGTCCAATATCTTCCTCGCCTGCTGGACCTTGTCGTAGAAGTCACCGCCCCGGCCCTCAGCCGTGCTCTCGATAAAGCAGAGCTGCCGAGCGGCTAGAGTGTTCAGCGAGCCGGACTTGACTTCCTTGGCCTTGTCAGGCGCCTTTGCGCAGATCTTCCCATATTCGGAGATATGCAGCAGGTTCTTGGTGCCCGATCGCAGGGACACCCCGACCTCAACGCCCGAGCCATTGCTGAACTCGATCTGGGTCGAATTGTCGGAGAGAATGGTGATGGTTCGCCGGATCGGCCCCGGCAGCTTCTCATAGGCGAATTTGATACGCTCGAGCAGGTTCTGGGCGTTCTTGATCGTGTCGGCTATCAGCCCCGCGGCAAAGTTCGAATTGAAGATGCAGCAGTCCAGCGCCAGGATCAGGATGAATGTCGAAAACCCCATCTGCCGCGCCTTGAGCACGATATTCAGGTAATGCAGATCATCCAGCAGCTTTTCCTGCGCCGGGTTCATCTTGAACTGCACGACGTTGCCGAGCTTGTCCTTGATGAAATACAGGTTGTTCAGCCGCCAGCGCCGATCAGACCATAGCTCGACGACATCCTCACTTAGTGCGGGTTCGCCCATCGATCGCCTGCATTAGCGCCAGCACTGAGTTGTCGGCCGATAGAGTGGTCTTCTGCTCGACTTCCGCCTTGTCACGTAGTCCAAGATCACGCGCAATGATATTGGCGTTCAGGAGGCCTGCAGCGGCCCCTTCAAGCTTCTGTGAGGCGATTATTTCCTCCACTCGCGTAGTGACGGCAGTAAAATCTTCTCGCCCGGCGTAATCTTCCCATGTCGGCCGGCTGATATCGAGGAAGATCCGGAGGGCCATAAGCGTCATGGCGCGCATCTTCGGGAGCTCTTTGATCTGGACATCACCCTGATAGGCGAAGGCCTGAGACTCCTTCAGCGGGTTCTTGTCGACCCATTCGAAATACTCGACACACGCGTTCCAGAGGTCGTCGGGCGTCTTGAAGATGGGCGCCCTGCCGTGGCTGCTGCGAGCCTTCCAGAACTGATTGCCTTTAGGAGCTGCCATTGATCACGCATCAATCGTTGCGCAGGAGGAAGAGCAAGCCGTCACCCTGCGAACCACAAAGGGGATAATGTAGCCGGCGGGAAGGCCGGTGAAGGAGATGGTCGAGGAGTTGCCGTCTGGCATAACCGTAATGTCGCCCGTCGCAAGCATGACCACGCTCTTGGCGATCGGATCGAGGTCAACATTGGATGGCGTGACCGGCCGCGCCTTCTGACCGAAGCTTGAAGCCGAGGCACCACCCTTGTTCCAGTCTGGACTAACCATGTCACTTCACCCCATTTTCAGCTTCGCGGGCCTTCTTCTCAGCCCACCATTTTTTCTTTGTCTCGCTGCGGCGGTTTGCTGGTCGACCGGAGAATGAAGCAAAGTCTCGCTTTACCGAGTCTGGGGCATCCTGACGCATCAGCCCGCCGCCTAAGTCGCGCGGCTTAAAGCGATTATCGAACTGCGGATAAGCCATCTCACAGCACTCCGTGAACGCCGAGCAGAGGCAGCGCCCTGAACAGCACGATCAGAACCAGGATGAGGATCAGCAGGACCTTGGCGATCTGCTTGAACCTTCCGTCCATTGGGATCATGTCGATGAGCATGTTCAGCAGGAAGCCGACGATGCCCACGATGATGATCAGGACCAGAAGTCCGATCAAACCTTCAATCATGGCTCACTCCTTGGAATAATATTTCTGTTTGGGGCGCATCTGCGTGAATTTATATTCTACGCCCACCCGATCCACTTCAGCCCAGCTGCGCCAACCATTGCTACCGCGGCAACGATGATGACTATCGCTGCAGCTCTACGGAGGTCTCTGGCGTCGGGGTCGGTGGTCATCAGCAACGAGCGACCGGCTGGCCTGGGATAACGGGCTGCGATTTCATGTGCTCGTTGAGGCCGCCATGAATGGCGTTTAGCTTCGGCTGCTGGCCCTCGGGGTACGAGGGATCTATGTCATGGACGAACACCATATTCAGGTGACGCTTGATGAGATCGGTCTGCTTCTCATTGAGGCTGACAGGTTCGCCCACCTCGAACAGGCCTTGGAGCCAATAGCAGAATTCGACTGCCTTCATCACACTCTCCCTGTCTCGATATCTGAGGAAGGCCGGTGAAGGCCTATCCTCTTGTCTGGTGGGCGGGGGTTAGGAGATACTTCGGGAGACGAATGTCATCTTGTGCTCGGCGCAATATCGTCGGAATGCAGCCTCGTGAAGTTCGCCGGGCCTCATCTCGATCGCATGGCCGACAGTGCCACCCTTCCAAGAGCCTTTGCGCTCGCCTGTCTCCCCGCTGAACTGGATGTCCAAGTAGCGGCGGATGCGGCGCGGTCGGAAAAGAGAAAGCCATTTGAAATAGCCAGTCCCAAACCGCCATTCTCTTTCAACGATGTGCGTCGTCGCTGTCAGCTCTTCTCCGTCAAAGTCCTTAAAGGCGAACGCTGCCTTCGGCATCGACTCCTCGAAAGCTCGCTGAGCCTCGAAGGCTGCGAAGCGCTCATCCCGATCTTTGGATTCCTTGTCGGTGCGAAGATGCTCGCCATCAAGCCCATACCAGGACTTGCGGATGTAGCGCCAATTCGTCCACGGCAGAAAACAACCCCACGATTGCGTCGTGCTGCTGTCCATCGTCTGCCGGCCAAGCTTGACGGACATGTGTCCTTCGAAAACGGTGAAGCCGTAGCTGCGCTCATCCACTTCCTCATAGCCCTTGCGTCCATCAGGGCCGGGCGTTGCCCAGTCGCGTCCGCTGAGATCGACCCAGCCGACATAGGGTTTGATGAGGCGCGGAAGCGCGACAATGAAAGTCACCCCGTAGAATGCAAGCCGAAGCCGATTGCCGCCGCCCTTACCGCTATCGAGCAACATCTCAAGTCGCTTATATGAGCGATCCCGAGCGAACAGGAATGGCCCGAAACGGTGATCGTTGTCGCCCCAGCTGAGTGCGCGCATGCTCTTTCCTTTCTTCGGGGTTGGGAAGGGTTAGGCGGCAGGCGTGAAGTCGAGGAAGTATTCCGCCCCGAGATCAAACCGGTCGATCGCCTCCGGATTGGTTATAGAGATTTTCAGCTCTCCGCTCGGCGTGGCCTTTGACCACGTGCGGTTGACGCCGTCCTGCTCCCATACCGGGATCATGCGGATGGTCGTGAAAACGTTATTGGGGTCCGCGTTCTGGGCCGGCTCAATTGCCATGACACGGAACTTTGCTCTTACGACGGGTGCGCTCATGCGTCTTCTCCTTTGATGGCCCGGTTACCGCCGGGCGTCGGATATGCGAAAGCCCGTCGCCGGGCTTAACCGGTAACGGGCTTGGGATGGACGGGAAGCAGCTGAGAACCCGAGGCCTCTGGGTAATCCGCTGCGGCAATCCTGCATATTCGCCTACGGGGCTGGAACCCTGTGATGCCACACTAGGCCGTCATGGCTCGGACACGGCCACTACAGCTTTCGTTTGTTCGGCTACTTGCGATCACTTCGCCTTCCCGATCTGACATAAGCCTCCCCGCTATTGCAGTTTGGCCTATGGTTTCTGACATTGCCCTAGTCGGCCCACTCAGGGCGTCTGGCTACAAGGACTTTTCCAGACCCGTTACCCAACTACGGCTTCAATCGGCGGCCGTCGCCTACAGCGGGAAGGAACGACCGGGCACTAACCCCAATCTTCACGAACGGCTGTCCGCCTTCCCAGTTAGTGCAGCATTCCCGCTGCGACCGCGCCAATATGGTCCCGCGGCTAGAAAATGTGCGGAAGTGATTTGCTTCGTTCGTTCCGCATCCCGAAGGTTCGCGGGAGCGACCCGCTAGCCTGTACCGCCTAAGCGGCCTGTTTGTTCCGCGCCTCGCGCTGTTTGCGCCGTTCCGTTTGGTTCGCTGCCCATGAGAAGTCTCGAGCTTCATGGTCTGCTTGGGCTACGAAGGCTCCGGGAGCCATCCATACAAAGTGTCGCGGTTCGTTTAGTGTGACTGGAATATGCTCGATTTCACCGGTTTCATGCAAGGTGCCAAAAGCCGCCCCCATAACATCGATTGATGCGTTAAGAGCGAGATATTCCGAAATCTGATGGATTGCCCGGTTCTTGCACTCGCAAGCGTAGTTCCGATGGATGTTTTCGACGCCCCTGCACCACTTGCTGAAAGACAACCCACCAGCCTTCGCGTTGGCCCATGCGAAGAGGCAGCGGCGGTCTCGTTCACGGGTGACATGGACGATGAGTTCGTTAGCCATTTCCCACGTCGCCACGTCGGAAGTCTGCAACCGGGTCGATCGAGCATCCCAGAAGGCTTGCCGCTCTTCTTCGTATCGTTGGCCGCCCCATCCCGCTTGGTCTACATGGTCGTGAACATAAGGCAGAGCCATGGCCTTCAGCCGCGCCGGTCGCGCTGTGTTGGGCAGCCTTCGGTCAACCTCGGCGGCGACAATGAACAGCTCAGCTACTTCTTCATGCGTCATTCTCACATCTCCACCAATTCAGGCTGGCCAAAAACCTGCCGAAGCATCAGATATACCATGCCGCCAAGGGCAAATCTCGGTTTGACAGAGCCTCGAAGCTCCTGAGCGCGGGATTGAAGGAAGCCTATGGGCATCCTGTCCCATGTATCGAGCCACAGAGAGGCGTTCTTATCGATCTCGGGGCTGAACTTCCTCACCATGTCGCTGGCCATCCAGAGGCCAACCTCGTCAAGGAGCGCAAGGTTGTTTCGCGTCTCCGCCAAGGTCATAAGAACTAGCCTCGTGTGGTCCTCTCCGAGATTGTCGATCATGTTGCGGATAGTGCCATGAGCGCGCGTCTGCCCGAGCTTCGGGTACGAGGTGCTTTCGATCACCTGTATCCCGAACTCTTCGCATAGGGCTTTCACGCGGGGATCGATCATTCACCCCTCGCCTTTCTCGCTTCTACAGCCCGAATGGCATGCAACACCGTCGTGTGATCTTTCCCGCCAAACAGCCGGCCGATCTCCGGCAAGCTCGCCTCTGGTTTGATCAGCGTCTTGATCTCCCACATGAGGAGTTGCCTAGCATGCGCGATTTCGCGCTTGTGGGTCTTGCTCATCACCTGATCGAACTCGACGTTCATTTCCATACAGCGCCGGCGGATATAGGCCCGCATAGGGCTTCCGTTGACGGCTAGTACTTCCGCCCGCCAAAGTGAGAAAGCCGTCGTATGAGCGTCGAAGTGGATATCCTCAAGCTGCCAAAGCGGGATTTTCTTCGCCATGTACGGGCGGTAAGCGATCGCCTTGGCGACCGGCTGCTGTTGCCTGACGCCACGCGCTGCTGCTGCCATCCTTGCCCGTCTTGCCTTATGGGCCTCATGCTGGCGCTGTTGCTCTGTTGTGGGGGTTGGGAAGTGGACTGTCATATCCCTGCTGCCCTCTCTGTTGCTGCGGCCTTGCAGACAGCCCAGATTTTCGTATCGGCCTTTTCGGCACGGAAGATTGTGCAGGTATCAATGGCCCGCTTCTCTATCCGACGGAGCTTTGCCCGACGCCGCTTCAACCGAGCCGGCACAAGCTGCCAGTGATCGCCGCAAATCCATTCCATGCCTTCGGTGATGGGGTCGCCCTTCCTGTCGCCTCTGGTGCGCTTGCAGAAAGGTATGCAGCACGATATCCGTTCGCTCACGCCGCCCTCCCCTTGGCTACTGCCGCCTTCACGACATCCACGAGCGGATGAACGATATAGGCTGGGAAGGTCGGCTTGATGCCGCAAAGCCGCCAGATGACCGCCCTGCTCCATTCGTTGTCCTCTTGAAGCATACGGGCGGTCTCGCCGAGATTGTAAGGCGCTGACTCAAGCCTTGCATCAAACCCTTTGTGGGTCTGGTATGGCCGCCATATCTGCTCCAAGCTGAACTTTTCGAGATCTGTTACCCGCATCACGCCGCCCTCCCGCTTTTCCCGAACACCTTCTCTGCTTCAGCACGGCGAACAGATCGGATGGATGGACCAGAAAGCTCTCCTCCGACGATATTGCCGTTGATATAGCCACACAGAGCCTCACCAGCCGCTGCCTTGGCCTCCTCCTTGGTGGAGTAGATGATCTGCTGGCCGCGCTCGTCCTTGAGGATTTCATTGTCGCAGCGGTGGACCTTGCGGAACCACCCAAGGAACCCGCCGGCATAGGGTTGGGCGCCGATAGCGAAAGCGTTCATGCTGCTGTCCTTCCATAGATGGCCGACAACGCTGCTTCTGTGCGCAACATCGCTCTTCCTATTGCTTCTGGGATTTGCGGGACGACGGCATCGCCGAACGCTTCGACGACAAGGCTAGAGGCAACTGTCCCTTTTGGACCGCCGACCGCAACGCGCGTGCCAGCCATCCAGGCGGAAAGCCCATCATCCACCCGTAGGTGATGGGCAATGCCGCTGTTCCAGTCAGCCCATGGCTCTGAAGGATAGTTGCCAAGGCCCTCGCTCCGATCCATCTCGGATCGTCGTTCGCCATCCGAGCCTTGATATTCGGCGAGTGCGAAGTCATGTCCGGACCGTGATGGGCTTCCGACGCTCTCGGGGTCGGTAGGTACGACTCGTGCAACATGTGCCTGACCGTGCCAGTTCTGCCCGGCGCTCCGTGCCCTCCGGCCTTCATGTCTGAAGCCCTGGGTGTGGAGAGTATCATCCGAAACGGATAGGTCGATCCGGCCCCGCCTCCGGCTCCATCTTTCATCCCGTCCGACGCCATCGGCGTTGGCAACTTGCTCGACGTCACAGCCGACGATCCAGCACCTGGGCCGCTCGTGGTTGGCTCCGATGTCTCCAGCACGTACCACGAACGTCCAGCAGGTGTAGCCGAGTTCCTCCAGCGTAGTGAGGACGGCGTCAGCCCCGCGAGTTCGGAGATTAGAGCTGTTTTCAAGAGCGATCCAACGAGGGCGGCATTCTCCGATGATGCGAGTTGCTTCGAAGTAGAGACCACTGCGCTCCCCTTGGACACCTTTTCCTTTGGGGTTGGCGCTGCTGATGTCTTGGCACGGCGGGCTGCCGACGATGACGGACGGAAGTCGTCCGAAATCTCGAAGAATTCGGTCTGCCGTAAGGGTTCGAACATCGTCATATATCCTGACGCCTGGGTTATTCTGTTGGTAGAGAGAGCGCCGCCACTCGACGAACTCGCAAGCCGCCATGGTGGTGAAGCCTGCTCGGTGCATTCCGAGAGACCACCCGCCGGCCGCGGCGCTGAAAAGGTCAAGGACCTCAATCACCGGCTCATCTCCTTCTTCACCCTGTCGGGGTTCATGGAACGGTGGTGCATTAGAACATCTCCGATTGAGTGCGTTTCGGCTTTTGAGAGATGTATCGGGTATACTCGGCCTCGAATTTCACCGTCTCGCGAAGTGTAGGATCTCCGAACCTGGCCTTGATGACGCCGATTTCCGCAACGCCGTCGAGGTCGCCAGTGAACACGGCATTGATCTTCTTCCAGTCGGAACCGGTGGCGGCTGTCGCCTCGCGCTCGGCTTTGTATTTCTCGGGCCGATAGAGGAACATGATGCTGTCGTAGTCAGCCTTGGCACCCTCCCCGCCGTACAGGTCGGCGGCGATCGGCCGGGGATTGTCTCGACGGGTACCAAAACTGTTGCGCTGGTTGAGGATGAGGACAGAAGCCTGCGTTTCATCCGCCAACGCCTTGAGCTCGACGGTGACCTCACCAGAGATTCGGTCAGCCGATAGCTTCGGATCCCGCGGCTTCACCTTGCCGATATGGTCAATGACGATGAACGGCGTCTTCCCGTTGGCCCGCTTCTTGATGAAGCGGCGGGAATAGGTCACCAGTCGGTCAACTCCCTCGCGCTGACAGCGGATGATATCGAATGGCTGCTGGTTGATGGCAGTCGCGAACCGGACGCACTTGTCTTGCTCCTGCTGGCTCATGAGCTTCATGGGCTCGCGCTGCTGACGAACGGTGATCTCGTGAACCTGGGCGATCATCTGGCGCACGCATTGGGCCGGAGACTGGTCATAGGAGAGGAATAGGACCGGATGGCCCTCTTTCACCGCATGGTAGATGAGCTGCATCGTGAGGCTGCTCTTGCCCTCGCCTGAGGACGATAGAAGGCCGTAGAGATTCCCGGCTTCGAACACGGGCTCGGAAAGCACCTTGGCAATCTCAGGAAGGGCGATCGGCACGCCTAGGACACCTTCTCGTCGGGCTGATGCTTCGAACATGGAGAGGTAGGACGAACCGGGAGATACCGCCGCCTTTGCCGCTGAGAGCCGTGTACGGGCTTCCTTTAGCCGCTGCTCCAGACCTTCCAACTCATCGGATAGCGTCAGGAGATTAAACCCGTCACTTCCCAGCTCGGTGAGGATCCGCGCCTCATTGAGCGCCTTCCTCGCGAGAGCCATAGCCTTGATGATCTCGACCGAAGGCTCAAGCTTCCTAGCCGTCAGCGGATCGCAGCCGAACTTAGTCAGGTTGAACAAATAATCAGACGTGATGAAGTCAATCGTCCGTCTGTGGTCATCTGGATCCTTGCCCCTCATGACCTTCGGCAGGAAGGGCTTTAGTGATACGGAATTGACATGCTGCCCTTTGTTGGAAAGCTCGCATATCCCATCGTATATGGCTCTATGCAGGTCTTCTTCGAAGTCTTCGGGGTCTAACGCGCTTTCGCCGATGACGGTCTGATCCATCATCGCAACCGCCAAAAAGACTTCGCATGCATCGAAGCCATCTTGAGGGCTGATTCGGTCGAACTGGCTGCGATCTACAGGGCCGCTCATGCTGCCTCCTCTTCATTCTCGATCGAGGCAGGAAGGCCGCCAGTGATCCGGCGCTCTGCGATATCGGCATATTCGGGATTGAGCTCGATCATGACGCTGCGGAGGCCGAGTTGCTCAGCCACTAGTGATACCGTGCCGGCGCCGCCGAAGGGATCGAAGACGATTCCCGGCTCGCGGCCGAAGACTTCGCAGATAGGTCCGCAGCCTGAAGGCGCACCACAGCATGAGCATATTGTCTTCGGCGTACCGGCCTTCATGCACCGCTCGGCGAGTGCTGGCGGGAAAGTGGCGAAGTGAGCGCCGCTGAATGCTTTTGGCGTGATCGTCCAGACGTTTCGAGCGCTCCTGGTATCGACCAGATCACCAGTAGCTGCTGCAAAACTCGGCTTGGATTTCCGGAAAGGATCGCTTTCCTCAGCTATTTTCGAAACGATCCTGTCCCTGCCTCGATCGGATTCGCCTGCGTTTATCCGATCGAGATGCCCCCAACCAACGCCGGTGTCAGACTTCTTGCGAGAAACAGGAACTCGATCGACATTCTGCCGGCTGTTTTTCCCGGGCTTCCTTGCATGTGCGGTGCCTGTTGTCGGCTCTCTGATCTCCTCATGAGCATAGAAATAATCTTCTGACTTCGTGAGGAGCCAAATCTTCTCATGAGAAACGGTCGGACGATCGTAGACACTTTCCGGCATTGGATTAGGCTTCTGCCAGATGATCTCGCTGCGCACGTACCACCCATCATCCTGCAGGGCGATGGCGAGGCGGTTAGGGATCATGCAAAGGTCTTTTGGCTTCAGATACCCAGTGGCTGGGTTATTACCGCCGCCCCACCTGCCAGCTTGGCCAGCACGGTTGCTGGTGCGCTTGCCACGGTTGATTGATTCTCCAGAAGCTGGATGGATCGGACCTACCGTTGAGAATGGCTTATCGCGGAAGGTACGGTCATCGCTGCCATCAGCTTTGTATGCTGCGGCCGACTTGCCGTTTGGCTTAGCAGCGTAGCAGTCGCCATAGTTGAGCCACAGCGTCCCTGTCGGCTTAAGGACGCGCCACACCTCACGGAAAACGGAGACCATCACCTCGAGGTGTTCGCCCAGCGTCGGTTCAAGACCGATCTGGCCTTCCACGCCGTAGTCTCTCAGCCCCCAATACGGAGGGGACGTCACTACGCAATCAACCGAGTTCGCCGGCATTGCGCGCATGGCCTCGATGCAGTCCCCGACGTGCATTGTGCAGCGTCCGTCAAGGATGGAGCGCGTCTGAATCATGCCGCCACCTGCGGGCGCTCATTGCGCTGCTGGATGAGCTTCAGCCAAGGCTCGTGATATCGGCCGGCATGAACCTTCATATCCCTCACGCCCCAGCAGATGGCCAAGGCACAGGCTTCTGCAGCGTTGTGGGCAAGCGTCTTCTTCTTCGGCAATTGGATGCCCATCTGCTCGCACTGATCGACTGCAGCCGCCTTCCAGTCCTTCTTGCCCTTGCTATCGAGCGGCGGCTTGAAGCTTTCTCCGAAGAAGGCCTTGCGCCACGGCGATGGCATCAGAGTGCCGTATGGAACGCCGAAGTTCGCGAGCGTGGCGACGATGGCGGAGGTGGCCACCCACGGCGAGATAGACCCGGCGAAGCTCTGGCCACGACCCTGAACGGATACCTGGGCTTCGATCTGCTGCTCAAGCACGGCGAAGCTGGGGTAGCTGCCGACGTCTGCCTTGATCTTGCGGAGAAGCGCGGTGACCTTGAGGCCGATCTGGTCGGCCGTGTAGTACATGTCGGCCTTCTCAGGCATCTCCAGAATGCCGCACTGGACATGGGAGAAGTTGCCATCGGCCTTGCGGAGGTCTGGGCTGTAAAGTCCCCATCCGGTGTATTTGCTGGGGTCGAAGCCGAGGATGTAGATCACTGGCGCGCCTCCGTCGGTATCAGGCGATAGGTGCCGCTGTTGGCGCGCTCCCCACGACCGCCACCGCCTTTTTTCTCGATGGTCCAGCCGAACGGGGCGATCTGCTTGCGTATCCGGCATATGTAGACCGCAAGCACCGCTTCAGCCTTCTCCGGCCCACCGTCTGCTTCGTTGGCATAAAGGTAGTCTACGAGGTCATCTCGGCTGATAACCCGCCCTACTCGCTTGGAAAGCTTCTCCAGCACCCGGCGCTGCATGCCGGAGGACATGGATTCGATAACCATATCAATCGGGGCTGCTTCGCCGATAAACCCTCGGCAACAGGGACACGTAAAACTCTGGATCTTTGGATGAACGTTCATCATGTCACCGTGGAGAGAAGAGACCGTCATTCGCGACGGCAGAGGTGGGCGGCCGGGAGGAGGATGGCCGCCTGTGGGAGATCAATCAGACGTTCGGGGAATGGGCGGATGCCGACCATGATTCGGATGGAATCCAGCATCTCTTTCGGCAGCCCATCTAGCGGAGCAAGCTTCGTCAAAATCCCGGTATGACCCGACGTACTTATTATAGCCGTCCGCATATATCGCGACTTGGTACCTGTTCCGGCACCACATAACCCCATTCACGCCGGTCTTGTTTGTGATACGGCGCTTCTGGTTTTTGCAATTTTCGGCGTTATCCACGTTCCGAAGGTTGCTCAGCCTATTGTCGGATGGGTCGCCATTAATATGGTCGACCTGATCAGGCCATTCGCCAAAAACGAAAAGCCATACAAGTCTATGAACCATGTATCCTCGGCCAAGAACCTTCGCGTAACGGTAACCCTTCGACGTGTCCGTACCGATTTCCTTGTTAGTGTAGACGCCGTTCCAAGTTCGAAGCGAGTTCAACTTTGTCCGCGACATTGAACTGTCTTCAGGGCGTGCTTTCCAAGTCATCGACCCAGTCAAATGGTCATAGGACACGAGGGCCTTGAGGTCGTGCTGAGTGATCATCGTCAAACAGCCTCAATAGGAAATGGATCGCCGTCGCCGGTCTGAGCGGGAGGCTCCTCCTTGGAAGCAGCGGCCTGAATGCGGGCCATGATGTCCGGAAGCTCGGTATCGTATTCCTTCTTGCCGGCGTCGTAGGACTCCAGCCAAAGCTTGTCCTCGTTCGATCCGCCTGCGTAGTTGGATACCCGGTCAAGGCCATTGAGGCCGGCATGGAAGCCGCGTGCCTGGATCATCTGCTCTTGGTCGACACGATCACCGGCCTTGCTGAAAAGGTCGCCCTTGGCGCTCTGGTCGGGAATGAGGCCCAACCAACTCAAGTTTTCGGTCTCGCTGCGCAGCTTATCGACCGGCTTCTGCTGGTCTTCGGCGAGGAATGACTTGAGGTAGTGATCAAGCTTTTGAGACGGGAATCCAGAAGCCTTGGCGTTCTGGCGGTTCGACTTCTTCTGCTCGTTCAGCTCGCGGATCTTGGCCGCGATGTCCCTGTCCTTGCGGTGGTAATAGCCGAACATCACCCGGCGTTCCCGTTCCTTTGCGTTGTCACCGATCTGCGCTGCTGCTGCCATTCTCACGTTCCTTTCTTTGCTCTCTGGACTTTCTCAGCCAGGTCCGAAATCTCGCGATCAAGATCTGCAAAAGCAGCATCGCCGAACCTCATCTTCTCTGTTTGGATTTCGCTCTGTAGCCGCCGCACATGCCGCTCGCAGATGTTGAGGTAACCTGCCCGTATCCTGAGGAAGACGGGCAAAGTCGGGGTCGTCTCTCCGTTGATAATTCTCCGAAGAGCCCGGGCTTTCAGACCGACTTCGCGGCCTACCCGGTCGAGGGCGTTGAGGTGATCGCCATTACCGCGGCTCTCAAGCTCAACCGCCTTGCGCCCGTACTGGGCGGCTATGTCGGTAGAAAACACGTCTGAGGTACTCATCACATTCGCCCTGTTTTCGTTTTCTCTAATTGTCTTTTCGTGGTTCCAAGTGTGTCTGCTCACGCGCCGCGCTCCTGCTACATTTGCCCCGTAGACAGCAGCGCCGGATGTTAGAAAGGACGCCCGGCCTAAACCGAATGCCCATGATCGAAGAGAGCGGCGCAACGACTTGCCGGAAGGAGCGCCAGCCTCCCTGATTATTTCCGCCGGAAGGCGATGACCGTGCCCGATGTGGCCGGACTTGAACTGAAAGCCTGGTTGAACTCGTGCTCGCGCTTGCGGGCGCAGATGTAGAGCCAGATAGCCCCCAGAATGACGAGGACAGACCAGATGACGCCGACGGCTACACCTGAGAGGAATGCGGCCGACGTGCTCATGCCGCTTCCTGCACACGAGAGGGGTTCAGCATTGCCTTGAAGACGTCGATTGATGTCTTGCGCTCTACGATGGGGCGGAAGCGGGCGGCGTTGAAAGCTGCCTCTCGTTCCATGTGCTCAGGGACGGGGTTGGAAATCTCATCCAACCTGATGAACACATAACCCTCCGGACCTTCTGGCTCGATTTCCCGAACCGTGTACACGACCCCAGAAACCGGAAGTTCATCGCCATTGATCTGGGCCAAAAAATGATCGTGATCCTCATACGGGATCGCCACGGCGACCTTCTGCCCAACCCGGAAATTGCTCATGCACCCCTCCCCGGCCTCTGTGCCATCGTCCTTTGCCCGTTGCCTCGTTCGATCGAGCTGCGGGCTTGTTCGTCTTCTGGGAATTCGTGTGCGAACTGCTGGCGGAAATCTTCCAGCCAGTCTTTGCCTACCGGCTCAGTCTCGCGCAGCTTCTGTCGGGCGATGGCTTGTGCGGTATTCATGCTTCCTCGCTTTCCGCGAGGCGCTCGGCGTCTTCGTAGCTGAAATCAGCCTCGATCAATCGCGCGTTGGAACGGGTGACCATGGCGTCCTCAGAACAGGGGGTAAGGTCCGCTTCCTCTTTCAGCTTCGCTACAATGCGCTGACGCTCTGCAAGGACCGCTTTGGCGATGGCGTTTATGGAGCAGAGCGTGAACGACCCGCGCCCACTTCTAGCGAGACCAGCATAGGTGGGGTACTCGGCTTCATACTCGGCAGCCAACGCTTCCCGAGCCGCCTCCATGATATCAGCCGGTATTTCCTCCTGCTCGCTCACTTCCCTTCTCCTTGCTCTGGAGATGTGGGGTGAGTGCGGCCGGTAGCTTTGGCGATGGCAGCTTCAACCTGAGCCTTCAGGTCAGGCCAGTGAGCAAAGGTCTCCTTGCTCTCGCCCGCGAGGTCCTTGAGCGCTTCCAAAAGCTCGGGAGCGGCCGCGATCAGGCGAGCTTTCGCCTCCTTGATGGCCTCGAATTGGTCCTGCGTGTCCTCATCAACCTCATCGCTAATGCGGACCTGAGCCACGAGGTCACCGTTCGCGTCGTAGACCGACGACACTTCCCAACTGTTGTCGGTAACAGTCCACGGCCAGTCGGCTGTGTGCTTCGCGCCATCACGGCTTTCTTCTCTGGCTTGGGGGGTGGTCATGCTCCTGAACCCGCATCTTCGAGGTGGAAATGACCGGACGCCGACGGTTCAGCACTATCAGTGCTCGCCAGTTGGGCCTTGCCCGTCACTGCAGCGAATGCGCCGGCGTCCGATTGGTGATCCGGATGAGTTGGCCAGAGCATCCACGCCCTGATTTCCTCTCCCGGCTGAAATCCAGCAAACCGGTTCTCGTCCGGTATCCAGTAGGACTTGATGACCTTGCCGCACTTGCTGGCGAGGATGAGGTCAACCCGTCGCGTGTCGTTGAAAGGTATGGACACCCTTTCGCCCGTGTCCGGGTTCTTCCCGAACCGGGTGTTTATGAAGTCTTCGGACAGAGGGGCTTGAGAGATATCTTTGTTCCAGGTCATGCGGCCACCGCCTTGCTTTCGGCCGCAGCAGGAGCATTCCGCTCGGCCTGCCGGTCGACATACGTCCAGTCAGGCGCCAGATCATGATTGATGGAATTGCCCACAAGATCGTACTTGTCCTTGGAGACCGATATCTTCACAAAGGATCGGACCCGAGGCGTCTTCACGTCGGCCACACGATGGATGACCGACTGATCAAGCCGGAGCAGGTGCTTGTCAGGATATGTCACATGCGGGCCGACAAGCGCGGCCTCTTCCATCTCGGCCAGAGATGCCATGTGATCCTGAACGAAGCCTACGCGGTTCTCTGGCTCCCAGAAGAGCGTTCCATTGGTGTCCGACCAGACATAGTTCAGGTCGTCGGTCATGAATCCGTCAGAATGCCAACCGGGGCGGTTGCCCGGATTGTCGGCAGTGACGAAAAGCGTCTTTGCGGTGATGTAGACGTAGCTGTCGCGCCAAACGTTATCGGCGTCTTTCCGAACCGCCTTCATGATCGGCACGAACTGCAAAAGATTGTCAGGGATGCAGACGTTCAGGGTGTTTGGAAGCTTGATCGGGCAGTAAAGCCAGAACATCATCTCCTTCGGGGAGATATTGATGAGGCCTAAGTCCTTCGGCGGTGCGCCGTATATCTCAGTCATTGCCCATGTCCTCGAAAATGTAGAGGCCAAGCTCCTGCTGCACGAACACGGCGCAGAAGCCGACGTACTTGATGTTGAGATTGTCAGGGATTTTGCCGCCGCACTTGAACGCCCAGAAATGACGGTCTTCGTCAGGAACGTCGGTACGGACGATTGCCCAGAGCCAGAACATGCCGCCCTCATCCTTCATGCGGATGATTTCAGCGCCGACCGGGAGGCGCATCGTGAAGCGCTCCAGAACCGGCATCTGATACTTGAAGATCACTCGGCCGGTTGCGTCGGACATTTTCTTGCCGCGCACCGCCTCGTCCCACTGGTCAGCCTGCTTTGGCTTATCGAACGATACCGGCATAGCGATCTGAGCCTCTTCGGAGGCAACGAACACGCCAGCGTCCTGTGTGAAGGCGTCTCCGCTCATTCGGCAGCCTCCGGCTGGGTGGCGGAAGAGTCCCACTCGCGTTCAATGGCTTTGCGGGTTGCGCCCCGAGCTGGGATACCTTCGTTCTCCCAGCGCCATACCGTGGATTTATCGACGCCAAAAAACTGGCCCATGTCATCTTGGGTCCAATTGCGACGTCGGCGGAGTTCTTTGATGTCGATTGCGTTTTGCATAGAGCGAGAATATGCATAACGCACATCGCTTCGTCAAGTCGAAACGCATACCGAAAATATGCTTTTTGCATGGCATGGAATTTGATGACCGCCCCGAACCCGCAAAACGGCTTGAGCAAGCTAGATTAGCGCGCAAGTTTGCGACCGCGAAGGACGCCTCTCGTTACCACGGTTGGGTGTACGAAACGTACATCCAGCACGAGCAAGGCATTCGTGGGCTAAGCCGAGCCGCGGGGAAATACGCAAAGGCATTCAAGGTCAGCGAAGCGTGGCTACTCACTGGCGAAGGGCCAGCTCCCGACAATGGCCCACTCATGTCCACCATCGTCGGCAAAGCCGGCGCAGGCCCAGACGGCTCCGTGTTGTTTGCGACCGGCGACGGCAACTTTGGCGAAGTGCCGGCACCAGAGGGAGCGACACCGAATACCTCAGCGTTAGAAGTACAGGGGGATTCAATGCGAGGACTGGCGAACGACGGCTGGCTAATCTTCTATGAAGAAAAAGAAAGCCCTCGCCCCGAGCACATGGGTGAACCGTGCGTCTGCTTCCTCGAGGATGACCGTGTCTTGATCAAGACGCCTTGGCCTGGCAGCGAGCGAGGTCTTTTCCATCTTGAAAGTTTCAATGCCCCGCTGATGCGCGACGTCCCCGTCCGTTACTTCGCCTTTGTGACCGATATCAAGCCGCGTAGGTCGGCGCAGAAGTTCGTTCACAGAAATCCCGATGCGCCGGTGGCAGATGTAACAGTTGAGGGGCACAAGCGAGTATTATGACCGACAAACCGGCCACCCTATACACCATTTAAATCAGATACTTAAGGATGGTAACTATGGCGCTACCGGCCACCTCTAAGCAGTTCAAATTGGACCTTGGCGTCGAAGTCGAGAGTGATGTCGGCGGCGTTGAAATGGGCGTTCTTGAAAATGGCATGGCCTATCTCACACAAAGAGGCCTCGCTGTTATGTCGGGCGCTGCGAGATCGACAATCCAAGAAATATCCAAAGAATGGGAAGACAACTACGGCACGGGCATGGAACCGCCCGGCAGGGTTAGATGGTTTTCGGAATACCTACGTGAAGCTGGATATGATTCTTCAACGCTTTACATGGAGACGGAACGCAACGGCACGCCTCATTACGCCTATTCTGATTTGGTCTGCATGGCGTTTATTGAATATTTTGCTTTCGACGCTCAGCGAAAAAACGATACCGCGATGGCGAATTATCGCCGGCTGGCTCGCTATGGCCTCAACAAATTCATCTATGATGCGCTTGGATACAAGCCGACCGATAAGTGGAAGTATTTCAGTGATCGGGTATCCCTGCTCAACGACTCCGCCCCATCTGGGCACTTCATTGTCTTCAAAGAAACCAACGGCCTCATAGTAGACCTGATCAACGCGGGCCTGCCGATCAGCGACAAAACAATCCCCGACGGAAGCGTGGGAGGCGTTTGGGGTAGACATTGGACTGACAAGAGCTTGGCGATCGATTTCGGCGAACGAGTGCACTACGATCACTACTATCCAAGCTACTACCCTCAGGCCGCAAGCAATCCCCAACAAGCGTGGGCCTATCCCGAAGAAGCGCTTCCGGAATTCCGCCGTTGGTTTAGGAACATCTATCTCCCGACGAAGTACCCAGCCTATATTTTGCGCAAAGCGAATGTCTTGAGCGGGGGGAAAAGCCAGGCGGAACAAATCGCGCAACTTTATGCGCCAAAGCTCATTCCGCAAAAATGATTTTGATGATTGCGGCAGACACAGAATTCTCGCTGCCATCACCCTTCCAACAACTACCCTCAGAGCAAGAACATATATACAAACTAACTATGTTATTATGATCTACCGTTATTAGGGGGGGCGCTGGTGCACTTTTGCCAAGGGGGCGCTAGTGCACCCTAGGGAGCTTCCCAAGCGAATATCAGCCGGTATCGATTGACGGCTCGATTGCGCAATCCGCGCTGCACCTGATCCTTGGCTATCAGCGTCTCGTCGATCAATTTTCCCACAGCTCGCTTCACCGTCGAAGGGTTTAAGTTCAGGTCCTTCGCGATCGTCTTTTGCTGATGCTTCGTGTGGTTGTCCTTCCGGTTCATGTGCATGGCGATGAAGATCGCAACGCGCTGGCAGTCGGAGGAAAGATAGGGACGCCCGAGAACGTGGCGTATCCATTCGTCGCGGTCGCGGTACCACTGGCCCGCTTCAGATAATTCTGGCTCATTTCGCATGGCTTTTCATCGCACATCGTGATCGTGCTCGCAAACAAAATATGCGTTTTGCATTTTCTTGTTGACGTCATGATGTGCGTTATGCATATTCATCCTCGTAAACAGCGAACACGAAGACGGCTCCACGCCAGATCTGCTCGCGGTGAAAACGGAAGGATGGGAAGATGCTCTTGAAGGAAACAAACCGCATTCTCGATCTGCTGGCCGAGAAAGCCGTTCGCCGCGTTCAGCGCGAAGGTTTGAAGACGCACACCGAAGTTATCGCGTCTTCCAAGGTTGGCCTTGAGCGCATGAACATCAACTCCGCCTTCGCGGCTCAAGAACTTCACAACCGCATTAACGACGGCCTCATTGCTGCTGGCTTGCTTCGTCGCGAAGGTAACTGGCTGGTGGCAGCATGAGCGTCCCAGTCCAAGACTTCGCTGTTGATGAGTTCGGCAGGTTTTACATCTGCGACGACGAGGGCAACCCCTACAGCGGCCCCTACGACACCCTCGACGAAGCCTACGCCGCTCTCGTCGCTCTGGAAGAATCCCCCGATGACAACGCCTGAACGGAAGAAGATGGCAATGGAAACGATCCACAAATTCACGGACGCGCAGTTCCAGACGATCCAGTCCGCTCTCAATGCGGCGATCGGCATGGCCCTTCGCTTTGACCAGTCGATGATCAAGACGATGAGCGATGCGTCGAACATGATGGATGACGTCGCGAACGAGGAAGGCGAGTTCAAGCCTTTCAGCACCTACCCCGAGGATCGCGAAAAGCTCCTCAAGCTCTCCGAGAAGATCGAAGGCTTCGATGCTGGCACTCAGGAATTTGAGGATGCCGCCGACGCTCTGGCCGATCTCGTCAAGGCCATCATCACCGATGAAGCGGTCTACCTCGAAAAGGACGACGGCCCAACCGCCGCCTAACCACACGAATTTCACAGCCAGTCGAGTCCAAGAGCACTCCGATGGCAATGGATGGGACACATGACGAACGTAATCATGGATACCGGGAACGTCGCAGATCTGCTCGGCTCTGAAGACGAAGAGCTGACCAGCAGCATGGAAGCCCGCAAGGAGCCGGAAGGCAACGGGATCGAATTCCACGTCGCCATGACCAGTTGGACGCTTCGAGACATGGAAGACCTGATCGTTCAAGCCGCGGCACAGCAAATTGTTGGTCGCATCGGCAAAGAACCTCTGGCCAAGATGATCGAAGCCAAGTGCATCGAACTCGTCAGCCAGAAGTGCAACGCGCACCTCGAAAAGGTGACGGCCGAGATTATCGATCAGCCGATAATTCCAGCTGGATACGGCGCTAAAGACCCGGTCACCATGCGTGAATTCATCGGCCTGACCGGCCGCGCCTTCCTGACGGAGAAGGTCGATTACAACGGCGCTCCGAACAAGGACAGCTGGAACAGCCGAGATAGCCGCACCCGCGTTCAGTACATCGTTGAGCAGAATATGAACGCCGCGTTCCAGAAGGAAATCAAGGCTGCAACCAGCGCTGTCACGATGGAAGTTCGCGCAGCGATCGAGGCTCAGCACAAGGCGTTCTTCGAAGCCGAAAAAGCACGCTTCCGCGAAGCCCTCGACAAGGTCACCGCCTAACCACCCTCACCAGCCCGTGGGAGGGCGAAGAACATGCCAATGGTCACCCGCTATCGAATCGAAGACCCAGAAGGCCGCGCATGGGACGGCTTTGGCTTCACCCGCGACGCCGACTGCGCCGAAGAGTTCCGCGATCTGGACGAGGCCGAACAGGCTGCAGCCGAAAGCGGAGGCGAGGTCATCGAATTCCAGCGTTTCGACCGGTTCGGCGATTTCTCCTTCTTCCCCACTCCCTATTCCACCCTTCAAGCCGCCGAATGAGGAAGGCCATGAGCACCCGCGAACGCAAGATCAAATTCATCGAGAGCTTCGGCCGGAATGCGCTGGAGAGCCTGGTCAAGGAAATGCTGGCCCTTGAAGGTCATTGGTTCCTCACCGACGAACAGGTTGAGCAGCTCGTCTCCAAGCGCGTCAAGGACGCCCGTTGGGAGCAGCACCACAACATGCGGGAGCGCAATAGATGCGCGGCTCGTAGGGCGCTCGCCTACCTAGACGCCGGTCGTATGGTTGAAGGGGCGAAACTCTTCTCTGACCGTCCGGTACAGGGAGAACGGGCATGAACGGCATCCTGCTTCTGATACATCCACACACTGGTGATGCAATCGCCATCCATAAAGGTGAAGGCGCGATAGGCCGTCAGGCTATTCTCGACGGATACGAGCCGGTTGGCCCGAAAGGTAAAGCCGCTGCTCGCATTATTCGGGCTCGTGCCACCGCCTCTACCCATTCAGCAGAACAGGAGAGGTGAGATGAGCGACATCGTCGAACGTTTGCGCGGCATCTACCGGGTCCCGATCAACGACGGCCTTGGCAGGGTCGAAGGCAACCTCGAGCCGGACAACGAGAAGGAATTCGTTCGTCAGTTCCAGTCCCCGCCTATTCAGCTCGAAGCCGCCGACGAGATCGAGCGCCTACGGGCGGCGCTGGCACCATTCGCTGCGGTCGCGGAAAACGATATCGGGGACGATGAAACGGATAGCGATTTCTTCGCTCCGATGACCCGCCATAACCGCGCACAGCGCCCGACCGTCGGTCACTTTCGTGATGCCTTCAAAGCATTGGAGGCATCCAATGTCTGACCTCCTCGCCGCCAAATCCTCCCTCCAAAGGGCTCAGGAAATCAACGCAAAGCAGGAGGCGGAACGTATCCGTCTCTCCAACGCAGCCAGTGAGGCAGTCGCGCTTATCGCGGTTCTCATCATCGCGGCTGCTGTCTTCACCTTCAAAGGCGCGCCCGAGATGCAGCGGTGGGCCAAAGTCGATCAGGAGGTCAACGTCACATGGGCAAGGTAATCGACCCGGCAGGCCCGGAAATCCACGCTGGCGGCCCTGTGATGGCCATTGCTGAAAAAGCTGGCGCCAAGTTCATTGAAGAAGCCGCTCGCATGGGCGAGCGTATCTACATGGGCGGCAGGATCACCGTTCCCGGTGTCTATCGTTCTGTCTCGATCGACGACTACCACGGCAACACCGACTTGTTCGATGGGTTCTCGATCAGCAGTTCCGGCCTTCGTGCCGTGAAGCGCCGGCCGTCGGAGTATTGGGGTTTCAGCCCGTACAATCCAAAGCCGTTTGATAAACCAGAGAAAGACAGCCTGGAGTTCGGCAAGGCAGCTCACATGCTCGTGCTGGGCGAAGAAGGGTTCAAGAGCCGGTATGTGTTGCGTCCGGCCACCTACCCCGATGACAAGGGCAACGAAAAGCCGTGGAGCGGCAATGCCAACTGGTGCAAGGGGTGGCTTGAACAGCAGCGCAAGGCTGGTCGATCGGTCATCACCGACACGGATATCAATCACATACGGCACATGGCCGACGCGCTCGCTGCCAAGGAGCCAATCAAGCTCGGTATCCTCAATGGTCGTATCGAGCGCAGCTTGTTCGCCAAGGACGGGAATATCTGGTTGAAGTCACGGCCCGATGTGGTTCCAAATGACAGCGGCGACTTTGTCGACCTGAAGACCGCGGCGTCCGTCGATGACGAAAGCCTGTCCAAGGCGATCTACAATCACGGCTACCACATTCAGGCCGGCCTTCTCCGCATGATCGTCCGTGAAGTGCTCGGGGAACAGGCTTTCTCAAGCTTCACCTTCGTCTTCATCGAAAAGCTACCGCCCTACGATGTCCGCGTCATGCAGCTCAAGGACGAGGATATCGACCTTGGCGAGGCCTTGGCCCGCAAGGCTATCGCGACCGTAAAGGAATGCCTGAAGCGCAAACAGTGGCCCGGATACGACGGTTTCGAGCGGGAGATTTCCTACACCGAAATGCCGGGCTGGGCGAAAACCAAGATCAAGATCGAACTGGAGGCAGCGTGATGCAGAAGATCCGCGTCGTTGATTTCGAAACAACAGGCATGCCGGAAGATGCAGTTCGCGGGATTTGCGAAGTTGGCTTTACGGACCTGTCTTCCGACTGGCAACTGTCGGCCACGACTGCCTTTCTCGTGAACCCAGGTCACCCCATACCTCCCCAGACTCGAGCGATTCATCACATTTCTGATGTTGATGTAGCTGGGTGCCCTGATCCAGGCGTTGCCCTCCGCACTCTCATGACCGGCATGGGCGACGCCGATGTGTTTGCAGCGCATAACTGCAAATTCGAACAGGCTTTCTTTGGCGGTGGCGGCAGACGCTGGATTTGCACCATGCAGTGCGCCAAGCATCTTTTCCCCGAAGCGCCGGGATTTTCCAATCAGGTGCTCCGATACTGGCTGGATCTCGATGCCGACATGGAAAACGTCGATAGAGCCATGCCGCCTCATCGAGCCGGCCCGGATACCTATGTCACCGCCCTTCTACTGTCTCGCATGATGTTCATCTCCAATGTGGATGAACTCGTGCGCCTGACCACAGCGCCGGTCATTCTCCGAGAAGTGACATTCGGCAAGCACAGGGGCGCGAAGTGGGCCGATCTGCCGTGGGACTACCTGAATTGGGTTGCGACAAAATCTGATCTCGGCGCCGACGAGAAGCATACCGCGCGCCATTACCTTGGGGGCCGATAATGAACCAGATTACCACACAGAAATCCGAAGGTGGCCTTTCATACAAGAACGTCAGCATCGCTCAGACGGGCGGCGGCGGCATGCTCCTTCCGCAGACGTTCGGCGAGGTGGTCGCCTTCGCGACGATGATGTCACGTTCTCAGCACGCCATCCCCAAGCATCTCCGAGAGAATGACGGTGCTTGCATGGCCGTCACGATGCAGGCCCTTCGCTGGGAAATGGACCCTTTTATGGTCGCATCCAAGTCCTACAACGTGAAGGACTTGATCGCATATGAAGCGCAGCTTGTAGCGGCTGTCGTAAACACTCGCGCTCCTATCAAAAAACGCCCTGTTTATGAATACGACGGTGAGGGCGAGACCCGGAGGTGCATCGTCTCGTGCGAAATGATCGACGGGTCGATCAAGACGTATGAAAGCCCGATGCTGGGCAAGATCACCACGAAAAACTCTCCGTTGTGGAAAGCTGACCCAGATCAGCAGCTCGGATATTTTTCAATCCGTAGCTGGGCTCGGAGGCACACCCCTGAAGTAATCCTAGGCGTATACACCCCCGACGAGGCTGAGCAGTTCAACGGGCCGGACAATGCTAAGGATGTCACCCCGGCGCAGCCAACGGTCATGGCCCGGCTCAGGGCCGCTCAGGAAGCCACACAGGACAGCCAGGACGAGCGCGAGGGATTCAATGCCGCCTTCGTCCATTCCGAGACGTCAGATGCCCTGACAGGCGAGATATTCACCCCTACCGACGATCAGCATCCCCTCCCTGATCAGTCGGACGCCAGCGACCCCGCCCGGTCGTCGGCCGCAGCGGATGAGGAGATCCCCCCATCCACCTCATCCGCTGCCACCAATTCGCGTGACGATGAAACTAACCGCCTGATCAAGTTCGCCAAGGATGTCCTGCCGATGGCCGGCGCCTCGGGCACAACGGGGGGCGCTTTGTCGGCGATCGAAAAAGAGTGGGCCACCGAGATCAAGGCGATGTCACCGGCTGGTCAGGCCAAGGCCACCAGTATTTCCAAGTCCATGCGAGCCATCTTCAATGGGAACGCCAGCGTCGATGCGGCCATAGCTTTCCACGCTGAAGGACTCGGTTGTGAGCCGGAAGAGATCGGAGGTCAGGTCAATGGCTGATCTCGTCTACAGCTACATAGCGCCAGCCGGTGACATTACCCGTCATATCTGGACCTTGGTCGGGTCGAACGGAGCAGTCCACATATGGGCGGAGCCTACTTCTCCAGAGATTACAAACCGTTGGGGTGAGGTGTTCTACGGTGGGATAGAGATCCACAGCCCAACGCGGATGTATGATTTCGGAGATGGGAAGCCATCGCATGACCCGTGCTGGCTTCTCAACGGGCCGTGCTGGCATGACGGCTCCAGCCTCCAGTTCTCGGAACAGGTAGAGCCATTCATCCGATATGCCGAGCAGCCGTTTGGGCCTCTTGTGCACGAATACATCAACGCGATTTTGTACGATTGGTACATGTCTCGGTTTCGGGCTGAGGAGGTTGCATGAACCACTTCGCCCAGACCATAGCCCTGACCGAGGCGACCAGCCTTCTGAACACTCAATTAGAAGCCGAAAAGCTCATGAAGCGGTTGCACGAGTCCCGCAATCCGGGGGCATCGGCGCATGAGGCGGTGAACAACTGGATCGTCTCCAACCGGTACGGATACCGCAAGCAAGGTGAACCGCTGCTCAGGCTGACGGAGATCGGCCGGCGGTATGTGCGCGAGGTGCTGCTTTGACCCGTGCCGTTCCAGAGTGGGTAGCCACCCACGATGACCAGAAGGTGCCCCCACGGGTCCGCCAGCGCGTCTTTGATGCCCACGGCGGCATTTGTCACCTCACCGGTAGAAAGATAGCGCCAGGCGAGGCTTGGGAACTGGAGCATATACACGCGCTTATCCTTGGCGGGCAGCACCGGGAAACAAACTTGGCGCCGGCTCTGGCCACCGCCCACAAGGTCAAGACGGCCATGGAGATGGACGTGAAGGCGAAGATCGCCCGTACCCGCAAGAAGCATCTGGGGATCGCCAAGCCCAAATCATCCCTATCCCACCCTCATTTCAAGCGCCAGATGGACGGTACCGTAGTTGACCGTCGCACGGGCGAAGTCGTTGGAGGAAGCCATGAACGATAAAGCACAGTCCCCCGCGCCCAGTTCACATACGGTGGACACCGATCCAACGATCGGCGACCTTCTCAATCAATATTTTGACCAGGGCCGAACCGGGAAGCACGACGAGAAAGCGCAAAGCATCCGTCTTGCTATCGCCGGAGCCCTGCAGAAGATCCGGGCGGAAGCCGACGACGAGACATACGAGATCGGCAAGCGTGACGGTTATTCCGACGCGGTTCAGCAGATCGACCAGTTGACCGGCGGTGACGGTGAATATCGCTATTGCCTCGGCATGGAAGACGACATTCGCCATCAGCCCGACGCGGCAACCATGATCCAGCGGATTGTTGACCGCTTCGAAGTCCTCAACCTGTTGGACGAGGCAACGAAGGACGGACGTGATCAGCCTGACGATGGGCCAGCCGCGCTAGAGGGCCGATTGCCCTACGACATGCGTCTGCAGATCGGCAAAGCCCTCGACCGCCTCGTCTGCGATGACAGCACGCCCGAACAGGTTGATGCGTTCATTCAGACCTTCGCCGACTTCGGCCTACAGATCGTCGGTTCCACCGCCCCCGAACCCCGTTTGTCCGGCGCAGCGCTGCGCGCGCAATACGAAAAGGAACTCACTCGCATCATCGACGAGTGGGAGCAGCGCCGTGAGGTATGCCTTGCTGACCCGGAGGCAAAGGCGCGGTTCTTGATCCTGCGCTCGTTCGACCTGTCCCTCGCCACCGCAGCGGAGGTCGGCCGATGAGCGTCTTCCTGCTGCTTTGCTCCGGCCTCACTATCTGCGTTTTTGCGGTTGCGTGGCTGATTTATTCCGGCATGTCTCGACTAGGGCCTAAGCCGTCAGAACGCGCGCCAGCGCTGTGCGAAACGCTCGGCAACGCCATTGCAGACAGCATCATCAAAGCTCTCGAAAAAGCTGAGCGCGAAAACACGCCGCTGACCCCAACCGGTTTTGATTGGGCTCTCGCCATCGCGCTTAAGCGGTTCTGGCCTGAGATAGATACCCAAACAGCTGTCTACTGGCTGCGCGACTACATCGACGTCCCCCACGGCACACCGGGCTATTCTTGGACCGTTTCGGCGGCCAACGAGATTGCGCGCGATTATGCCGAACAATTCGGAGAAGCCGCATGACCGACCCATCACCGAAGAACCGAATGCGGGGTATCGACCCTGTGGAAAGGAGCGAGGAGTGACGGCGCCAGGTCAAATCGCCGCTCCGAAAACGACGCGCACTCGCGCAAGCGAGCGCTCCGTATCGATCGCCCTGAAAGCGATTCGAGATGCCGGCCTGTATGTGGATAAGGTGTGCATATCCGGTGGACAAATAGAGATCCACTGCGCGTACGTTGAAGGATCGACGCCAATCAAAAATCATGGGGGCCTCAAAGATTGGTGAGGCCAGAAATGAAAATCGAATACCCGGGCCTGATTAAGCAGACATTGCCATCAGGGACGGTGATTTTTCGTGTTCGCCCCAAAGGCCAGCACAACAAGAGAATCCAGATTTTCGGAATGCCGGGAACTGAGGAATTCAGCAGGCAGTACCATATTGCCCGACGCGGCGTTAGGCCGGAACCCCTACTGAAGCCGTCGGAACAGGAGCAGCCAGGGTCGATCGGGTGGCTTATCCAAGCCTACTACGAATACCTTGAGCAACGCGTGAAGGCCGGGACGAGCAGCGCCAAGACGCTCAAGAAAAAGCGAAATCTCCTAAATCGCCTGATTGCAGAACCAGACAAAAAGCTGTCCATCCCGCGGGAAAAGCTGATCGAGATGCAAGACGGGATGGGTTCGACGCCCGCCCAAGCTGACGCCTTCATTGAGGCGGTTGCGGTCTTGTTCGATTGGGCGGTCGAGCGGAAGTACGCCAAAGAGAACCCTGCCCGTGGGATCAAGGGAGTTTACACGAAGGGGGATGGCGCTACGCCGTGGAAGGCGGCAGACGTGAAAGCCTTCTTCGCGAAGCACAAATCAGGCAGCAAGCCCCATGTCGCTATGTCAGTCCTTCTTTGGACGGGATGCCGCATTGAAGACCTGACCGTTCTCGGCCGGGAGTATGAATGCGTCATCGACGGCATTGAAGCCCTGAGATGGGTCCCCCTCAAAAAAGGGTCGAGTGAGGTTTGCATTCCGCTGCTATCGCCGCTGAAGACGGCAACGCGCGCTCCCGCAGTTGTTGGGGGAACCTACGTTCTAGGCCGCGGCGGCAAGCCATACGCAAGCGGGGATGCCATGTCGGCGATGTTCAAACGATGGTGCAAAGACGCCAGCCTTGGGCATCTGTCCGCTCATGGGGTGAGGAAGGGACTGGCTGAAGTTCTTGCGGAGCTTGGGTGCAGCCAATACGAGATCATGGCGATTCTCGGACATTCAGAAGCGAAGACGAGTGAGGTTTATACGCGCAGGGTGGAGAGGTGGAACCTGGCGGTAGGCGCGATGTCGCGCGTCACGAAAAACGGTTCGTGGGGATAG